ACGCTATTACTTTCTTGTGCAATTAATCACTCCTTACATCGGACACTCTACCCAAAACTCATTTTATTAAGTTCTGGACAGAATGCCCGATAGTATCTATCAGACATTCTATATATCGACTCGCTACGTAACAGCCTTGTGGTTAGCTGCTGGACAAGCATAACAATTCCAAAAACCATATACCAAGGATTTTGTAAAACTTTTGTCTTTGTTGCCTAATCTTTCAGCTTTGAAGGATTCATAAACTTTGAACTTTGCGAAGTTTGAACCTTCAGCTTTCAGCCTTGAACTTTACAGTCATCATTTACAATTTCCAATTTACTATTAGAAACTTGAATAATATTAATTCTTTTTTGATATGTATATTCTCAGTTTATGAGACTGTAATTTTTATAGGCGGTAATGTTTTTATTAATTTACACCTCAGAACATTACCTAAACTCAGGCGTGTTATGGTTTGCAGTTTTCGTTACGCAGCGAGTAGATAGCTTTTAGTATTCGACAGTAATGGTAGTTACCGCATTACTTACCGACAGAGCCGCATCCACTTCGGGCAGGAATGTGTTAATCATGTCATCCAGTTCCTCAATCTTTGCTTCGATACCAAGCGGATCAAGCAGCGTCATAGTATTTGCCTTGATGTAAGTATTCATCGAAGCAACATACTCATCACTATCGGTCTTTACATCCTTTACATCTTTGCCGCCCATCATTGCCACAGCAAATTGTTCTGCCTTCTGCTGAAGAGAGGCGTTATGCTTCTCCAGTTCGGTTTTCTGCTTTGAAAGCTGCTGGCGAAGAATATCACGAAGCTGAATGTAATAGTCCATACCGTGATTCTTCTTTTCAATGGCCTCAACCACCGTATACTCCTTGTCGCCAATTTTCACCATAGTCTTAGCATTAGAAACAACCACAGCATTCTTAATTGCGTTGCGGCGGCGAATCAGATCAGATGCCTTCTGGAAAGCCTCTGTAGTCTTGGCCTTATACTGTTCTACCGTTTTGCCTTTTACAGTATCTTGGTTGTTCTTCTTCGTGATAACAAAATCACCACTCAGAATTGCGCCCTCAATGCGACCACCAAGAATCTTCAGTTCAGCAAGGGCCTTATGTACGGTCATAGTTTCAGCAGTCATATTACATTACTCCTTTTTTTGATTATTGAATTTTGATGTTCGCAAAGGTTGGACTCGAACCAACATAGCCCCAGCACATCACCAGAGCGTTCTTCCGATTGAACTACTTTGCGATATAATTATTATTGATTATACCGTTATTTATGTAAGTTTTAAGAGGTTGGCCCCCCTTAAAACCCGAATTCAAACATTTATTTTTTCTTTCGCATTCATAAACGCTTGATATTCTTTATACTTTCTGGCAAATGATATTTCTTTTTGAACTTCTTTTTTCTGATTGCACGTAAAAAACTCATTTAGCATACTCATATCATTTTCTATTGAACCATGCTGCTTTTCATATTGATTGATACGATAATACAGGCCAGACAAGTAAATTTTATTCCATTGAAAAACTCTTTGTGATTCTTGATCTTTTGCTAATTGATTTACTGGATCAGATGTTTTCCTTAGTTGAATCACTGTAAGATGAGCATTCTTATAGCTTCGTAATAAATATTTACTTTGCATATAAGGAAGAACTCTGCCGCCAAATTTTCTTGTATCGCATGAATCCGCATCACGATAGCTAACCAAAAAGGAAAATATTTTATCACGCAAATCAACTGGTGGTAATTCAACTTTCTGTCTTGTAACTGGATGAATAATACTTTGACTTGATTCATCTATATCAATTTTTAATATGTCTGGCAGATCATTCAAATCAATCCCCAGCCATACCATTATAGCAGCCGCCTTAAATGTATCAAACTCCGTTCCTCGATCTTCAAATATCAGCGACATAGAATTCCATAATTCTTCAACATCTCTGAAATAGTAAATATCATACAGATAATCGTGATTTATGTCCGAATACTTTAGATCAGAAATATCACGCAGCAATTCAGCCGATCCATAACCTTGTTCATACATCCATTTGGCAAAATCATTAACTTTACTTTTATGTGTAATGAACCCGCCAATAGAATGTTGATTCAACTGAGAATACATTTCAATCAAATCTGCTTTTCTTAGATCGGCAAATTCTACCGAAGGTTTCAGATTGAAAAATCTGGTCAAGAGATTTTCAAAATTGATCCTGCTCATTTCTGTCATTTTTAAGGATGATTCTGCGATATACCTATCCATAACGGATTGCTCAATCATGTTCATCACCTCAATTAATATAATAACAGATTTAAGCGTCCTTGTCAAGATGTTTTTTGAATAAACTGTTATTATGCCGAATTACTGAGGCCAAGACTTATCAGCATGGCCCGGTCAACACGATCCATTGTATCATCGGAAACGCTACCAACATATTTTTGTAGCCGAAACTTATCAATCGTTCGTATTTGCTCCAGTAAAACCGTAGAATCCATTGTAATATTACCTTCACCTGAATGAATGCTGATATGAGTAGGAAGTTTTTTCTTTGATTTGGATGTTAAAATAGCAACAATTACTGTTGGACTATGATAATTTCCTACATCATTTTGAACTATCAAAACTGGCCTTGTGCCACCCTGCTCACTTCCTATGGCTGGACTTAAATCAGCATAGAAAATATCGCCTCTTTTTATAGTCCTCATATCAGCACCCCCCCTATCTATATCTATTATTGAATAACCTGTTATTATACTATCATGCTTGACCACAAATGTCAAGCACAATCTTTAGTTTTGAAAGGAAAATTTTACTGCCATCTCTTTTGCATATTTCAATACCCCCTGTGCTTTATTGTAGAGATCATCAGCAATTATTTCTTTGTCCCGGTCATCATAAATAGGAATACTGGTTATTGAATTCTGGCCTTCCAAATCATATACTCCCGCATAAATTCTATTGCGTCCGTCATGTAATTTAATCTGGAAACACACAGTACGGCTCATTTGCATGGAATCAGAATAGCCATTTAAATAAACATTGATGATGTGTTGAATTTGCCGCTGTTCCATAGGATGTAACTCACCCAGCAGCGATGGATCAACTACCAATATCAGCATATCTAATTCTTTCACATAGCTGATTAAACGATCACCAAAGTAATCTACACACATTAGATCAGAAATTTCTTTCCATATTTTTCGTTCTCTGATAATAGAATCTTGCTGCTTCGTATGTAAGGCGGAAATGTGATATACAACAGAAGATGTTTTGCAAATAAACTCAATTTCACTTATGGCCTGAATATCTACTACATAACCATTGGAATGAACCGAATTAGCAAAAAGCCGTTTAAATTCCATATACCCTGCATTATCACCAACAATTTCTGTCGCATTAAATTCACGACCATTATCGGCTGAAATATGGAAAAGGTCGTACTTACTCAACAGAGAAAACAAAGAAAGCATCTTTACATTGCTTACAGGATCAGCTTTGATATGCAACTCGATCACACTCCTATTCTATATTGACAAATTAGATTATTTACCGTATAATGGACGGTGCAGAGATAATTTTCTCAGCCCACGGTCATACTATATCAGATAGCTTTCTCAATGTCAAGCATAAAATGAGATAATATTCTAAGTGGAGGGGAAATTTTATGGAAATGGGTTTATATGACCGCATTCAAAAACTGTGCGAAGATAGAAAAATCAGTATAGCACGTCTGGAAAGTGATTGTGGATTTTCAAATTCTACAATCAAAAAATGGAAAGCTACCAGTACGCCCGGAGTAGATAAGATTAAAGCAATAGCACAATATTTTGGAGTCACTGTCGATTATCTACTTGGCCTGACTGAAATTCCTACATCGGCGGATGAAATTTGTGGTGATCCAGATATTATTTCTATCCAACGAGCAAAGTCAAAAATGGTCAAAGGCGATCCGCAGCGGATGATGCAAATGCTTCGTATTGGATTTGACTATGCGTTTAAAGATGACAATGAAGAATAGTCCGTATTATTGGACTTTATCTATGCTATGATAATTGCGAGGTGATAGACGCTTGATTAGATATGCTTATATTTGTAACCAAGTCCTACAGCTTTACCGCAGCTTACCTACAATCAGTTTCCCAATGAACCCGCAACTATTCTTTGATCAAATCAAGAACTGTAAAACAATGGCATATACTACTTTTGCTGAAATCAATTCATGTTCTATCAATGACGTACTGGAATTATGTGAAAGCGAAAGTGGTTGTACTCACTATGATATAACTAACAACAGATACCTTGTACTTTTCAATGGCTCTACGGCGAACAATAATGTTGTTGGTCGTATTAGATGGACTCTGGCGCATGAACTTGGTCACGTAATTCTAAAGCACTTATCATACTTAGCCGAACCACGGATCGCAGAGAACAATTTTAACAAACTTTCTAATCCTGAACTGGAGGCTGAAGCAGATTACTTTGCGGCCCTCTTGCTTTGTCCTATGCCATTATATGAGCAGCTTCATATTCAATCGGCATCTGATATTCAGGATGTTTTTGGATTGTCATATGAGGCTTCTAACGTGCGCTGGAATGAGTATATTAAGTGGAAACGTAGCCATAGAAAAACAGCTTGGGAAAATGACATGAAACGATTGGTCAATCAACGTCTTGAAATGAGGTAAGTATGAAAAGAACTTTTATTATACTTTTTACAATTATAGCTATACTTATCACCTTAACAGGTTGCGGATCAGACTCAAGTTCTATTGTTGGTACATGGACAGTTGACAGCTATGAGATTGACGGCGAAGTAGTATCACCAGAAACAGCGGTTGAATGGATTGGAGAATCATTCGCCGCAAATAATGATACTAAACTGGTATTTCAATCTTCAGGCCATGTCAAAGCAGAGTTTCCTATGAGTGGTTTAGATGATACTTTGGATTATACTGTCACAGACGATATAATTGAGATATACGATGATAGCCATTCTGAGTATTTGACGCTTGACGGTAATAAAATTCTGTTGGAAATATCGAATAATATCACTCTGATTCTTAAAAAATAATTTGGCTGGAGAAGTAGGACTTGAACCTACAAGAAGGCTGCGCTACCTTCGCCGCTCCATAGTACGGTGTGTCTACCAATTCCACCATTCTCCAATATGGCGGCAGCGGTGGGAATCGAACCCACGGACGATTATTAGTCGCCAACGGTTTTCAAGACCGCCGCATTAAGCCACTCTGCCACGCTGCCATATCTCTCCCCCGCCACATATAAATGTGGCAGGGGAGTTTTATTTTACTTGTACGCTTTGATGATCTTAGTACGAATCATTGTACCACTCTCTTTAAATGCGCCCTCTGGCACATCAACAACTTCTGCATTAACTTCCTTCATCCAGTTCTGGAATAATACAGATTTCTTATCCGTTCTAAAGAACGGGGACGGACTAACAACAGACACCAGCACACCGCCCGGAGCAAGCAGATTATACGCTGCAAGAATATGATCCACGTCTTGATGCTTTGAAAATGGAGGATTCATAATAATGCGTGTATACACATTCTTGTTTTCATCTATATCTGCAAATGTCAGAAAATCAACTCCAGTTTCAGTAGTATATGGCTTATCGTCCAAATACCTACGCATATCAGAATTGATTTCAACTCCATGCAGATTTGCTACACCAACTGCATAAATCTCGTCTGCCAGATCACCACGCCCACACGAAGGCTCCAAAACAATGCACGTCTTATCAAGGTCAGCCATTTGACACATCTGCTGCGCAATCTCCTTGGGCGTAGGAAAGAACTGATAGACCTTTTTCATATCCACAGTTTCGCCAGTCAACAACATCGAATCCAAATCATCGGACGGATCATGGTCAAATACATGACCTTTAGCTTTTCGGTTCCACTTACCTCCAATGTTGACGAGGCACTTATTTACGGCTGTATAGGTCTTACGATCAAGCTGCTCGTCTGGAAGATATAGTGTATTCCCATCTACTGTACATCGAGAAAGAATACCCAAAATCTCATCAGAAATTTTCATACAGAATACTCCTTTCAAATAGTATGTAAATATTTTTCAAGGCCAGTAATTGTACATTCCATCTTGCTAATTCTGCCACGCAAAGAATCAATGGTACTTTTAATTTCCTCTTTGTTATTTGTAATGTAATAGCCTTTTTGACCAGAACAAATCGGACTACCATTACTACGTGCAGTATTAATCATGCGCCTGATCGTAGTTCGAGGAACACCAAATGCTTTCGCTAATTCACTACTACAGACTGGATAATCTTTACCATCAGAATGTTCACGAAGATACTTTTCAATTACATCCATATCGCATCACCTGTTGAATACTCCGTTATTTACGCTTGCTACACCACGTACCATCAATCTTTTGCATAGAATAATCAGACAGTTCCCCATGATACGATGCAGTAGCTTTTACTTCTCCGTTTGTGATTATAATATTCACACTGGTTGCTCCCGGAAACATCTTTTTAGTGCTTTCCAGAATTTCATGCAGAAAATCATCCATCTAAATTACCTCAATCATTCATTGTAATAGTAACAGGAATAATCATCTCAGGCAGGAAGTTCACTTCATAATGGTATTTATCAACATAGGCTCCACTTACATCTTCAACCACATAAATAGTCCACTGGTTAAGATAAACCATATGCTTCTTATATACACCCTGACCAACCTCAACTGTAATCTCAAGTTCATTAGTTGAATTGTTAGAAATAGCAAAATTGCCAATCAACTCAAATACAGGCTTATCAGTACGGGCATTAATAACTTCCAATCGCCGTGTCACATTAAAGTTGTCTGCCTCTTTTGAAATATTGTAAGCAACTCGATCTGACTGACGCTGACACCCACACAACAAACAGACCAATACCCCAACACACATTAAAATAGCAATCATTTTCTTTTTCATTGTTACATCATTTCCTTTCTTTTAATGTTGATATAAGTACATCATGAAAAGACTGTAGAATCTTTTTGTCTTTATTCTTTCTGTATAAAACTACTTTCGAGTTTTCACCAGATTTGTTGTTAAAATTTTCTGCAATATCAACAACATGAATTCGATTCATCTGTCTATCATAATATGTACTGCCTATTGTAATATCTGTCATACTGGAATATTAATCACTCCCAGCATACCCAGCGCAACACCAAATGCAATTACGCCAGTAACAAACGGGACTACGTTATAAAACATTGTAGATGCCACATTTTTTGTTTTATTAATAAAACTCGATACAATCCAAAATGCACCACAAATCATAAGCAAAATAGCAGCAATCATTTACTTGCTCCTTTCATCTTCAGGCCAGATCACAACAGGAATATCAAAAATGCCAAGCATACGATACACCAGATAAGACGTATAGCCATCAAACAGATTCAGGTTCTCATCCACATAAATCTCAGTTTCAAACTTTCGATGACTACGCCACTCATTCAGACGCTTCATCAACTTTTCATTGCAAGGAATTGTCTTGGCGAAGCAGGGAGGAATCTGCACACATTCCAGAGGAATTACACGCCGCTCCAGATTCATAAATCTACATTGCTTTTCAGCAGCCTCCTGATCCAGATACAGCTTTTCATCCGTAAGCGTTCTGTTGGTAGCACTGGTAGAATCTGCAACACGATAAATAACCTTTTCATGCCTCTGATTCATAGTGGCCTCAATAGAAATCACAGTACCCTTACCAACTTCATATTGAGACTGACCAGTAGCCTTTACAGTACCCTTACCACCGCACTCAGGACAATCATACTCTTTAACATTACCCATAGAAGCATTCATAAATTGCTCAACAATTTGCTCACCAATCGAACTTGCGCTTACCTTTGGCGTAAGAATAATTTTGCCATCTCCATTACATAAGGGACAAGTTACACGATTGATCCGTTTCAAAAAATAAATAGTGTCGCCAACATTTGCTTTGGTTTCGACGTTCATATTTTGCACCCTCCAGTTATTGATTATGTCGTTATTCACTTTTAAATCATTGTCAGTTCCTTGCTCCTGACATTATTTATTATAGTTGAATATACCGTTATTGTCAAGGGATATTTTAAATTTTGTTTCAAAAATTTTTAGCCATGTCCTGATAATACGAAACGGTCATCAGTTCTGTACGAATACGATCATACATTTTATGTAGCCGGGGATCAACCCATTGCATCCAGTCCTTACGATTATCCTGAACCATCATAGTACGCAGCATGGTAGCACTAATAGGTAAACTGCCACGATTCACAATAAATTCAGACGTATCCTTTATATCCTCTACATCAAACCAACGACTTCTTGATTCATCATTACCATAAATCATAAGTTCTGGAGCCTTATACAAATAACGATCTACATTACCAAGTAGATACCTACCCCATTCGGGGCGAATATCATTTTCATTTGTCATATCACTCAAACCATAAATCATTATCCTATCTGTGTCGTACACAGTACGAATCATATCAATACGTGTTTGAATATTAAGAGGATTTCTAACAGTACCACATTCCTGTGCAGAGCCAACAAGAATAAGTAACCTATCACACAGAGTAAGCCCGGTTTCTACAAGTCGTTGGTGTCCTTTATGAAATGTCTGAAAACGTCCAACAATTAGACCAGAATCATACGGTTTGTTCATTTCATTCCTCCTTTACCAGCTATCCATATCTGTAATATCTTCTTCAACATCACAAATTGGACACCTTACCTTTACAATAGTTCCGATCCCTGTTCCTTGAAGGTCATAAATAAATCGACTTCCATTCTTGCAAGACTTATGGTGTCGCTCTCTAAATGCCTTATCTCGTTCATATTCCTTTGGTGATAGAACGGTAATAGCACGTTGATGAATTGATCGAATTTCATCCTCCTTGGCCTTAATGCCAGCCTTTTTATCATATGCCTTTATTATTGCACGTAAAGCCTTATTATCTCTAACAAGGTAATCCACAGACTTTTTAATAGAATCTACGCTTTGTTGGATATTCTTTTCAGGATCGCCAATGATAATTTCCTTACCATCGTCAGTAATAACAAACCCCATCTATTTCACCTCAAATCAATTTCAATCTTATATGTTCCATTTCCATAATAATCAATGTCATAGTCTTTCATCTGACCATCATTTTCTTTTGAATCTGGATTATAAGACATTGAGAACCCAAGACGCAGAATATGATTAAGCACTCTACGAACAGTTGTGTTTCTACTGCATCTTTCTTCAAAAGTAAGAGAACCATTATCCAAATTAACAAGCGAACAATATGATGTAGTATTACTGCCATTATATTTATTCTTATTATCACGGAATGATACAACCATAAAAATACCAGTAATACTTTCTTTGTGTTTAACAATAATCAAAGAACCATTATGCAAATTCAGCTTGCGATCCAAATTCAAATCTGGAATTTGCCCTTTAATAAAAACATTGTTCATTAAATCACTCCTTCAAAAACTCTAAATCAATCACATTCTTGAAAAGCATCTGTGCTTTATCATTAATTGAACGATCATCATGAAAATGTCCAAACAACCAATAACGATAATTCAGATTCTTTTCAATTTCAGCAAGCCAACGTTCCATAGAATTATCAACGGTATTCTGGTCTATATAAGACAAAAACAAATCAGTTGGTTGCCACTGGAAAGGACAAGTATGAGACAGAACCAGATCAACTTTGTCAAGCTGCTTTACCTTATCCAGAATAACTATGCGCCGCTGCTCTGGTATCTGCTCATCATCAAACCAGTGGTATCCACTTTGCAAACGAAACCATTTATCAATACTATAGGCTCCACCAAGTACAAGTGTCTGTAACCCCTCAAGATCAAACACTTCACCATCCTGTGCAAAGACAAGATTAGAATATTCATCCTCAATATAAACTGCTCCACCATGCCAAATATCAGAATGATATGTAGCAATACTTGCTGGCCTACGCTCATGATTACCATGAATACAAAAATATGTCCGATTACTGTCTTGCAAAAGAACCTTTGCTTCTTGGTCATGTAAGTTGCCGAAGTAGTTCACTCCTACATCGCCAAGCAAAACAATTATCTGGTCTTTTTGATGAGGAATGCGGCATTTGTCAAGCCAATTCAATAGTGTTCGTACATCACCATGAATGTCACCAGTACAATAAATCATACTTAACCACCAACAAATACACGGGAATTGATATAATTAGGCTCCCGATTGAAAATAGGAATTTCAGTATCAATTACCCACTTATTACGAGAACAAATACCTGTAACTTTCCCTGACTTGTCTCTGGCATCAAAAGTTACGGGCTTTTTAATGCAACACGTACCCCGTTTACAAGATGTAGGATAATCATTCCAGTTAATACCCTTTTGAGTAAAAAGCATATCCTGAATTTCATTGCAAGACTTTCCCATAAGCTGCTTGTGTGAGAACTGGGCCTGACCCGCAGACTGGATACTATTACGAGTAGCGTCCTGCTGCCGCCAAATCAAGCAGTTCATAACTTCCTCTTTCGGCACATTAAAAGCACGAGCATCAAACAGCGCACGATCAAAACGTGATACATACAGTTCTGCTTGTTTCAAAGCGGCCTGATCTACACTATCAGGATCATTCGTACCACCATCATACCATCCGGGAATCCTACTTGCAGCCCATGCGTCAACATTCCTGCGCCAAGCAGCATTAAAAGCCAATGTAGCCATAGAAGCTGAAATACTACACATCTTTTCAACATTATTATCAAACCAAGCATCACTTGTAAGTGTCTGATAATCAATCAAGACAAGCGTAATTTCATCGGACTGTGTATAGGCCATCACGCAGCCTTGAATGTTCTCGCAAAGGTATTTCATAGTATCATTCATGGTCTGCATCAACAGACTATCAAAAGGCTTCATAAACCCTCTTGTAAACGTGTGAAATGCCTTGCCATCCAGCCGAATAATAACGGGCATACGCCGTACCAAACTCACTTTAGATACATTCTCATATCGCTTCATGCGATCCCCAAGACTATCTTTTTTGTTACCCATTGTTAGAATCCTCCTTTTTATTTTCATCTTGTATGCAAACACCATTATGTTCATACACAATAAACCCTGTTTTACGCCCTCCATAGCGCATATAGGACAATTTCTCACCAGTTAAATTGCACTTATGCTTCTTTTCGTCTAAATTCTTGCACTGACCATCACAATACATATCAGTCCTCCGACATTAACTCATCCAGCACCATCCTATAGCAGCGCATATTCGGCCTATACTTAGGACTATTAAAGATTTGTGAATCGTCACCTGTACTTGCCTTCAGGATCGCCGCAGCTACACCAGAGGAACGAGAAATACCAGCATCACAATGAACAATCACATCTGTATCAGGATATTTATTTAGCAGTTGCTTAATAAGTTGTGCATCCGCATCGGTAATCAAATCATTTTCTGTTACCTCTCGATCATACACATCCTTCCCCGGTTTATCTGCATCAGTAAAAAACAGGGGCAGAATCGCAATAAGATTATTTCTCTTTGAACAAAATGGATCGCATGGATAAGTTATGTATGGATCAGAAATTGAAATCATATTAGCTGGCTTATTATGATACTCATTACAATACCGCATTGCAGCATCACGGGACATAACAACTACACTCATTTATTTTCCTCCGTTTCATGAAAGTAACATCTTAAACTAATTGAAAGTAATTCTTGTTCTTTCTTATTAAGTATCAACCGACATAATTTTTCGGCTTCGTGGTCTGCTCCACTCTCCGAATTATCTTGTCGCTGTTTAATTGCCATATAATGTCCAAGTTCATGTGCAAGAACATACGGTTTATGTTCATATTTCTCTAAAATCTCAATCCTTGCATTATCAACAAAAAGCCGCCCATTCATTGAATGATATAGAATACATCCAGCAGCAATACCAAGTTCTTTGTGATACGATAGGCCAATACCAAGTTGGGTGCATAACGTTTTCAAAGATTCTGTGAGTCGATTTTCAACCGCATCACGTTCTTTGTGTTTCTTTTCAATTTCTTTATCTGTTTGCCAATCAATATAAAAACAGATGAAAACACAAATTAGAACTATAGCTATAATTACTAACAGAACATAACCCCACATAATATCACTCCTGACTTAGAATCCCCAAATCAATTAACTCATTTATTTTGCTAAGAAACTTCTCTTGGATAAGTAAGTCGTTATCATTCTCAATGTCTTTTTCTCTAAAGAATTGATTGAATTTATAACCACACATTCCACCATAAGATGTAAGATGAACTCGAAGTTTACCAGCATATGCTTTAGCATTGTCATCGTATATACCGATCCAAAACTCATTATCTGTTCCGAATTGAATATCCATATCACTACCAGCAGCCCCAACAATGCACCATGCTCCAATCACATCATTACGCCAAAACAACGGCTTGCCAATCTGACTTCTATCTGTGATTTTCAGCTTTCGGATTTTCGCCATAGTAAGATCATATTTATTTTCTACTGTGGGTTGTCGCATTTTCATTTTCCTTTCAAATGACGATAATAATAAAACTGAAGCTGCTGTACAAATCCTTCAAAGCCCTTATATGGTGTAGTGTCAAATTTGCCATCATAAACTTCATCTAACAACTTCCTCATCCAAGTATCAATCGGAAATTGCGTCAAATCATATGCGCCAAATAACATGATACAGGAGGCCACTTTTTTACCGATCCCCGGAATAGCCAACAACATATCATAGTTAGGCATAATTAAAGCTGAGTTTCGTTTGCATATACCATAAATATAAGATGCACGATACCCTAATCCCAAATCCGATAAATCATCCAAAGAAATATTCTCTAAATCCTTTGCGGTAGGAAATGAATACCGAACCATTCCATATTTCTCAATAGGTTTGCCAAACTTTTCGCAGAGCAATTCGATAGACTTCTTAATTCGTGGAATATTGTTGTTTTGTGAGATAACAAAAGAAATCAATGCCTCCCAAAAAGATTGTTTTAGTATCCGCATACCACTCCCATATTCTGCTGCTGTTTTTAGAAAACCATCATCTGATCTTGAAATAGCATCAAAGAAATCTTGGTAATTTGTATCGAGGTCGAAATACATTCGCCAAAAATCCCATTCTTCTTTGTCACAATTAAAGAAATATGCACCTTCAGATTTGACATGATAGACACGAACATACTTATTCATTGCCAGAACATCATAGACAGCAGCAAAATAACTATCTTCAACACTGAAAATGCGAAAACACTGACCACTATCCATGATCGTCTTGAGGTTTAATTCGCTTTCATTTACTCGTATCATTTCATTCACCTTATTGAATATTACGTTATTATGTCGTTAAATAGATAAACTCTGGCTATTATTAGATCGTTTTGTCAGCACTTCAACACGGGATGCACCACATCGAGGACAAAAATTAAACTGTCTTTCTTCTGGAAAACGATAGTTACCTCCAGCCATAACAATTCTTGTTCCATGTCGGTCTATTTCATAAGCAGCAGAGCCGAAATCAAACCGCTCACAAAGTTCACACATTTTCGCATTCCTCCATTAACTTTTTTACACGCTCAATTTCTTCTGCGGAATGTGGTGTACCGCCAGCATTCATCTGAACATACCACTGTAAAACTTCTTTCTTCGTCTTGAGATCATTTACATTCAGCAACATACTGTGCCGAACCAAATCTGTTTCACCCTCAAATTCAGAATGAAGCAAACCAAATACACGAATTTCATCATTCATAAACCGCTGAATAGCTGTAATTCGCTGGAGGCCATCAACACACACGAAATCAGCATATCCAGTCTTTGGTCTAACACTATGCCAGTACGGATCGTTGAAATAAAGAGTACGTCCAGTCTTACCACCCTGAAGAATAAACTCCAAGAATTTAATTTGCTGTTCTTCAGTCCAGACATGACCTCGCTGAAAATCTGGATTAAGTTGTAACCCTTCTTCTTTTACCCTCTGATCCAACCACTCAATTAAATATTCCCACGACATATTGACTTGATATGATCCATCGCTGATAAATTGTGGAATATCTCTAAACCTCATCTATTTTCAACCTCTTCATACTGTAATTTGTAGTGCATAATCACAGAGTAATATTTATGACAAATATCACACTTTCTTGATTCCCGAATAACAAGTTCAGAGCCATTGTAGCTGCGGTCAAGTACAGAATAGCTATCAATTATATCATCACCGCCATCAGAATGTCCGCAAGGGCATTTTACATATCGTCCAACCTTACCCATTATTCTCTTCCTCATATGCTTTCCGAATTTCTTGCATCAGCCCATCTACAGAATATTCTCCATAACTTATATAACAAGAAATCGCTTCTGCTAAGTCGCTGGCATTTTCTGCTGCCGTAGTATATTTTGCAGGATCAATACCAAGATCGCTTAATGCCTCGAAAATCAAATTTTCTGCTTCAGTTGCCTTATCTTGTAATTCTTTCGCAGTTTCAATACATTTTTGCAAAAGAATAAATTTTTCTTGCTCTGTCATTTTACACACCTACCCAAATCCTATAATAATCACAAAGATCATAAAAGGCTCGAAGGCTATCATTTACACATTCAAGTGCGGGATTAAAACCATTATAACCACCATCCAGCAAAGCATCTTCACGTGCGCCCTCATCTGGATTGTTCAACACACCAATGTAATACTCCAGACTATCATAGTCACTTTCAAAGTTCCACCAATCATCCTTGACCAGTCTTTTTATTTAATCGTAACAATCCTTTAAAGCCTGAAGCGTGGCTTTACATGACTCTAAATCCTCTCCGCCATTATTGATTTTCTCACGTAAATCCTTGCCATGAAATTCTAACTTGTATCGCCATTCAGCCATAATATCACCTTACCTACACGCTAAAATTACTAAGCAACCAGAAGAATTTTCAATTTTATCTATCCATTCTTGAAGAACAGCTAAATCTGCTTGTTTTTCATTTGTATATATTACAAGCATATTTGGATTGCTTAATTGAACTTCATTTAAAAGTTTCTCTCCCAAAAGTTCTTGTGGATTATCTGAAGAAACAATATATGAATTCAATGTAGGAACAACATCTCTTGTATATTGGTAACAAACCGCATTTTTGTTCCCTTTAAGAATTGCATCACATACAACACTTTTTCTTCTTTCTCCTTTTAAAAGCAACATAAACTATTCCTCCATCCGATTGATTGCCCACAAGGTCAACTGAACTTTGTCATTTGCTATTTTATCATCAATCACCATCTCAAGCAACTGATTTAACACAGTTCCAATTTTCTTTCCGGGTTTATATCCAAGCTGAATCAAGTCATTACCATTGATAGCTAAATCTTTCAAGGTGAAACATTCTTCCTGCTGTATTTGTGCTACCAGAATTTCATTTGCCATCTGAAGAATCTCTACCTTATGCAATCTATCACCATACAACTGTGCTTGTGCGGCATAGTCGGCTTCTTTTACATTCAATAAACGAAGAAATTGCTCCAGCCCCAGCTTATTCATACAGCGGCGAATCACTGGCTTACGTGGCTCAATCGTCCTGTCATGGGCTTCTACAAGCTGTGTCACCAGCTTAACAGTCTGATTATCAAATCGTAGTTCTCGCAAAGACTTTTCTGCTATGTCTCTACTGATAGCAGCATGACCATAAAAATGTCCTACGCCACTATCTATTGTATAACACAACGGCTTTCCAATATCATGATACAATAATGCCAACCGAACATAAAGGTCTTTAGGTGCAACCGAAACAGCGTACACAATATGATCCCAAACATTTCTATTGTGATGAGGATTGTTTTGCTTAAACCCAATACACCGTTCAACATCTGGAATACACACTGCCAGCACATCAGGGTAACAGGCCAGCGTTGAATAGCAATCGCCCATCAAAATACCACATAGTTCCGAATTGATTCTTTCAGCGGATATATGCTGGAGCAGATACCGATGATCCCTCATAGCCATTTCTGTATAAGGTTCAATGGCAAACCCCAGCTTTGATTCAAACCGCATAGCCCGGAGAATACGTAAGGGATCTTCCGTAAAACGCTTGTCGGGATCACCAACACTACGAATCCACTTATGCTCTAAATCAAACTGCCCATCATAAAAATCACGGATTTTTCCACTAATATCAGCAGCCATTGCATTAATTGTAAAATCACGGCGCATTAAATCTTCTTGGAGTCTACCTACGAATTGAACAGAATCAGGATGCCGATGATCCGTATACTCTCCATCAATACGATATGTAGTAATTTCATATCCAACATGATCCACCATGACAGTAAGCGTTCCATGCTGGAGGCCAGTTTCAATTACATGATAGCTGGCAAAATACTCTTTCATCTGATTAGGAAGTGCATTCGTGCAAATATCCCAATCATGTGGTTCATGACCCAGCAGAAAATCACGAACACAGCCGCCTACCACATAGGCTTCATATCCTGCATCCAGCAAAACTTTCATAAGCTGCTTTGGAGCCTCTGGAATGTTAATTATTTTTCCCATAGTATCTATACCTCTTTTAACGGACACCAAGACGGACGATCTTTAAAAATCTCTCCTGTTTCACCATCTACAACATCATCTTCTGTTATACCACAGGTAAAATGAGTAAAATGCACATTTGACTGACAGCAAGGACATATATTGCAATCGGTAGGCATTTCCATATCAATTTGAATCATTTCAATTCTCCTTAATTACATATGAAACAGTCCACTTTCATTCAATACTGAATAAAATTCTCACCTTGAATATACTTACCAGCTAATACAGCGTTCATAGCCTCTATAAAAGTTAAATCAAATTTAGTTTCCATGTTTGCCTCCATATTTATCAATCTATTTTTCCAATAATACTTATCTCAACTCCTATGCCAACAAAATTTGAACAAAGTGCAAGCACAGTTCCAATGGGAAGTTCACAATGCTTTTTGGCATGACGAATAGCCGCTTTTACGCTACGAATTTCTCTGCTGTGGGTTGAACAACCACGACTATTTTTATCCAACAGCCCTAATCTAATAGCATCATCCCAATTAAACCATTTGTTTTCTGAATCAAACCACCAACATACTCCATTTACCGATTTTGAAATAGTAATATTCCTATAAATTGGATAACGAAAAGTGTCTTTAAAACTACTGCAATTAAATCGAAATCCTTTTTGATTAAAATATTTTACACGAATTTTATTTTTCATTCTATTCTCCTACAATAACGAACAGAAATTTCTTTCCCCATTTAATCATCATACAATCTGGTTTTCCCAGTGTTATATTGTACTTTTGATTATTTCTACGAACTTCATTTGTAGATGATACAATTCCGGCCTCTTTCATAATTGCTGGTAAATATCTGGTTTCTGTAAATAAAGTCTGTTCTTTTTCTATATGTTTCCAATCCTCTTGATCTAATGCCAATAATGACTCTGGCGATACAAGAGGTTTTCCAATTACTACATTTGCAATCATAATATTCTCCTAATCTTCAAACCAATCATTGTGCCATGAACTTCCATGCCAAGTTTGATGGACATATACAAACTCCAACCATCGCCATTCTCCATTAGCTTTAATCGGCAAGAACGCAAATTTTCTTATAACTTGTTCCTCACCGACAAAACTTCCAAGCCATCGCATATAATTATCCTCCAGTAATCTTAATTGCCTCCAAATTTGCCATTATCACAAATTCTTCGATCTTCTTATAGTCAGGCTTCGGAGGCAGATCGGTGTTCTTCTTTGCATACTGCATCCGCTGCTCATATACATCCAACATATCATAAAACTCCTGTCGGAATGTTCCATCTTCTTTCTGATACTCACCATTCCGAATAGCCATCAGCAAAGGTAGATCATTTTTCCGATAGGTTACAATGTCACCAGTTTCAAGAATGTCGATACACATAAGATACAAACGGATCAGGTGCATAGCGTGTTTGTTCAGGTGTGCGTCATCTTTTTTCTTGTTCCGCTGTGTAATCTTTCCATACTCTTTTATAACTGTATTCAAATCGCTCCAGATGTTCTTATAGTCACGCAGCGGATAATGCTGAAGCGAAACATCTACAAAGATTTCCGTGTCCAAATCTTCACGTTCAGAATCGTCTATGTAAAGATTGATTGCACCTTCCTCAAACTCTTTATAACGGTCATTGAACGTAGTCATAGAAGATTTACAAGAGGACAGAATTTGTTTTTCCTTTTCACTCTGGTCATACCGATCACGTGCCAGAGCAGCTTGCAGCCGCCGCAACTGCTGTGTAGCATATCCGCCAAAAGAACCAACTGCCTTTTGCGACAGAAACATTTTTCGCTGATCTACCATCATTTTTCCAATAGGACGATAGAACATATAAGACTCTGGCCTACAGCCAAGCATTTCGATTGTATTCGGATTGCAGTTTTCCAGTAGACCAATCAGCTTATTGAACGAATAGATTGTAGTATCTGTCGCATTATTAATCACTTGTTCAAAATTTGTTCTTCCAAGCAAATCAGTCTTGGAATTAAAAGCACATCCACGAATATCAATGTCTGATCCTTCTACATTTGTACCATATGAATGACTACCACCGAATGTTGCAAACAGCATCGACCCCCCAAGATGAGGGTTTGTTTGAATAAACTGATACTCCGGGCGGCTCAAAACTTCCTGAATATTCATAAGATAATTCCTTTCTCGTCATTTATAAACTTTATTATGCCAATCCCAATATGATTTGACATACTCTTCGTGTTTTTCAGCTTCTTGCTTAACTTGCTTAATTTCATCTTCTGTTTCGCCTCTTTTTAAAATAAGACAAGAGCCATATTCTCCACCGCCATGTTGCCCTGTGATAAAAAATCCATCTTGTTTTAAACGTTCTACCTCTTTATTTATTGTGTCAGTTTGACCACAAACGTCAATTAATTCAACTTTCATAAATTTCCTTTCTAAGCAATCTGCTTAATAGAAATGTTTGTAACGAAAAATGCTCCATCAGCTTTCAACTTTTCAACTGCAAACTGTCTGGCTTTTCTTTTAGTATTTGCCTTTACAGTTACAGTCTTATATCTGGAGGCATCCATATTTATTTCTGCCGTTACTTCCCAAGTTTTAATCATGATTTTTCCAGCTTTCTCTAAATCCATTTACGTATTTCCCATCTTTCTGAACACAGGTCAAACGGAATGCAGAAAGAATTGCTTCTGTATCAATGTCCATGCAATTATCACGTTCCGCATACTTTTTATGCTGCGCTGGAAAAACATCTTCGAAATTTTCCTGCTGCCGCTTTGCATCAAAATATTGCCATACCTCAAACGCTGGATTGTCTGCTGTTTTTAGATAATCTATAAACGCATTACGAATGATCTGTATAAGTTTGCTATCCGAATAATGCTCTTTCGGTGTTCCTGTGTATTCTGAAAGAAAATCAATAATAGATTCTTTACCAGACTTCTTGCCACGCTTAACAGCATCAATGATTCCAAGTGTCAAATCGTCCATGACTATACTCCTTATTTAACAATTTCATATTCGCCACGATCTAATCTTGCTTGCCATCCATCCCGAAGGTCTACATAAATTGCTCCGGGTTCATTCTCAATACGCTCACAAACTTGATATGTTTCCATGTATTGTACCTGTCTATATGAATCTCTTTGTACCAAGCAACGAACGGTATCTCCTATTTGGGGATCAAGATTTTCATATGGAGCATAACACTCTGGACATAGTAACATTTTTCCAATCCATTTCCATCCGTTCTCTTGTAAATCAGCCCAGCCATGTTTGTTTTCAACAACTTGCTTACATTTACTACACGTACACTGGAAAAATCTAACTTCTACAATATTGTCCATAGTTTTCCACTACCTCCGATCAATAGTCCCAATCATCAATAGGCCATTCATATTCGGGCTGAATATCCTTAAAGCCTCCGTTTTCATCCCAAAGCTGATATGTGTCATAACACCATTCAAAGCCGCTACCAATAAATTTAGTACGTGTTTGAATTCGATTTCCACAAAATTTAACTACATCACCGATTTCATAACACCAACCGCAATCATTATTAAGACGAATCGCAATGTATTTCCTTCCAGCAGACTCGCCAACTTTAGCAGAGACACACGGATAACGATATACACATCTGATATGTTTTCCTCTTTCGATTTCAGAATTAGAAATAAAATCAGTAGGAATATGCTGCTTCATACCGCAATCAAAAGAATGCCATTGAATAATATCTGCACCATTAAAGAATTTAACCATTCTTGCTGCCACGCTATTAAAATTCTTTTCGGTTATAACAATTCCGTTCATTATTGAATCCTCCCTTATTTAATCATATCCTCATCCACGATGATCTCAGCAATTTCAACTTTCCGCACCAAATTGAAATTTACATGATTCATCAGTTTTTCAAATGTTTCTTTCTGGCTCCCTGCCTGAATTGTATATCCACGATTTTCGCCGTTGCGGTAAGTGATGATTGCCGAATAGTTAATAATCAAAACATTATTTTTCATTTTTACATCGCTCCTTAATTATAATTGATTATACCGTTATTGTCAAGACCTATTCTGAAGATTTTCCACATAATCTCTCGCATCAGCCAAAGTACCATCATAACGTTCACGATACAGCTTCATAGCAAGAATCGGACGGCACTGTGCCAGTTTTTCCACTTGCATATCATATTCCAAGATCGCCTGTTTAATAGTTTTCCCAAGCAAGGAATACAACCACCTCAAAAATTCCTGCTCATGCTTATGCGTATTATGATACCCATGCGTCACATAAAACGCCATTTCCACTTCCTGCCGAGTAACAATATGATCGTCAACCAATACATAAAAGATTTCATTATTCATGTTACTTTTCCTTTCTGGCATATAGCCTGTTATCTTATTCTTTTTCAAATAACTGTGCTTCTATTGGTAAATAATTATAAATATTCGAATCTCCATCTTCATAGGCCATATAAATCTCTCCGATTTCACGTGCCTCCATTATATCTACTCCACCTGCTTGCTCAATAAATTCATCTACGTGTTCTGCAAGTTTTTCACAAAACTCTTTAGCAAGATAACTCCAAGCAACTTTTCCGGGGTCTTTCTTAATCTCTTCCTCAATCAAAAAACCACACGACCCCTTTAATGCTGTATTAATTTCTGCAATAGCTTTACGCTTTTTAATAGCGGTTTCTTAATAAATCACTATAAGTCATCGCAAACCTCCTATATAACATATAAAAATTTATTATTATTTTCGATCTGGAATAAATTCATATAACATCTCATTTTTCTGCGTGTCTTTTATTTCCACGCTAATAGATTTTCCATCATTGCATAATTCTGACGCATAGTTCAGCGCACTTGAAATTGTATTAAAGGTTTTCCTCAACCTTCCAATTTTTTAATATGAGTTCATTACCATCCAGATCAACAACTACGCTAAAATTATTATCTTTTGAAACAAGATACCCCTGTTTCATCCCTTCGCAAGTAAGATAAAAACACCGTTTCATTTTTGCCCCCCCCATATATCATTTTGCTTTTGTGTTTATTTTGCTATTATACATTGTCTAAATCAATTTTTCAAGACAAGTAATCACTTATTTCTAAACCACTAACACTTTTCTTTCTGGCCTTTGCCAATTCTCTTTGCCGCCAATATTCATGCTGCTCATTCTTTTGTAAATGTCTGCATTGTTTTCCAAGACAGCCCTTACGCTTCATTTCCTTTACCGTCAATGATCCACAATGAAGTTTACAATAAGCTGCTGGGTTATTAGGTCTACCACCAAAGATTGTCTTTTCCATTTGAATCACCTCATAAGCAGCTAAAATGTTTCAATAGCATATTTCCAAGACGATTTCCTTTACAATCATAGACAACACCATAAGCATCTCCATCTGCATCCATCCAAATTGATAAACGATCAACCACATATCCATGTCCAACTGTAATTTGCGTTGGATTTGATTCACGAATTGAAATACAACGTACTGGTAACATAGCAATATTTTTCATTAATTTTTCCACCTTGCAATATTAATGTTGTCATATACGGCTTCACTTTGATCTATCGGTATCAAATCCATTCTCATACCCTGATCGCTGTTGATTGCAATAAATTTCCCATAACAATCTGCATTATAAGGATTTCTGTCTAAGTACCACAAGCCAAAGAAAATTCCAAAGCACTTCGCTTCTCTATGCCAAAGAACAATACCATCATAATTTGTTCCCCTTAATTTGATATAATCGCCAGTTCTAATCTCATTGCCTTCACTATTCAAAAGTCTGGTCAATGTATCGATCCGTTCATTCTTACTGTGTCTTACCTGATACCGCTTTTTCCGCTCCATGACGTTCTCCTATCTCACTAATTCAGGCATATGCACCACAATCATTTCATGAAAATGCGGTACACTTTCTGTATCTCCACGCTGAAGTGCAATCTCTGTTGCTTTTTGTACAGCTTCTTTTCCGTGTAATGCGTCAAATTCTTTCTTTCTCCATTTACGATTGCAATGAACAAACAAACCAGTTCCACCATGATTCATGCCTAAACCGAATGTTGTAATGCAGTAAAAAGGAACACTGGTTTTTATATACAAGTTTCCGTCAACCAAAAGATACTCTCTCATATCAGCTATAGCTTTTCCAATCACCGCTGCTCTGCTGGTTTTCTTCCCACGTTCACGATCAAAACCAAACCTAAAATATGAACTGCTATGCTCACGCCAATATACAAGGGCCTCCAGCGGAGTATGATAACCATATTTATCTTCACCGCCAGCACAAATATCATTGATAGTTGCAAGTCTCCACAGTTTTCCGTTATACAGATAAATTTTGCCTTGCCCTTGAAAGGAATTATCTTCAAAAGCCAGTCGCAGATTGTCCTTTGACGTTTCCGCTAATGTAATATTTACATGATCCTCACATTCCCGATAACGAAATTTCCTACACCCCTTCGGGATATAACTTTCTTCATATTTAATCCATGTCCTAATTTTCATTTTGACTTTTCCTTTCTCCGCTTTGCGGTTTACTTTTCAATTTCGTATACTTCAATGTAAGCATGAAGTCCTTTGCACTTTTCATTCTCCTGTTTCACACGTTTTTCCGCTTTCTTTGCTGATCTATATACAGCAATAATATGATGATCGTCAACACAACCGCCGCAAACAATATATACTTGCATTTTTACACCTCAATTTCTTTTTCAAATACAACCCAATTTTCCACGTCACAATCATCACGAATAGTAGCTGCGCCATCCAGAATACAAAAGTAATGCTCATCAGTCTCTTCATCTCTATTAAAATCCCAATCTTTAATTGCCTGATCCACCTGTTCCTTTATATATGCTTGTGCCTTATCATTATCGGTAAAGACCTCAATGTTCGTGCTATTGCCAAAATGAGTATTCCAATTATCAAGAACAACATAGATTTTCATATCAATAACCTCCATTATATTTTGTGTTCTGCGATTTTCCGCAAATGATTTTTCTTTAGCAGAAAGATATTAATATTTGCAACGTGCCGTAATTCCTCCAGTGCTGCTATAATGCGTTCTGTACGCTTCTGCTCAAACATACTCCGTTGTGCTGGATATTTTGGTTTGTAAAGGTACATTGATCCACTTGACCGATCTTGATATACAATGCTGGTCATTTTTCCACTTCTCCTTCAGTTACAATATCGGCCTCATGAACTACATATGCTTTTCCGCAAAGATGTTCTAACCATTTAATATGCTGTATGGTTTGTTTATCACTCGTTTTTACAATAATCCATCCACTTTTCATAAGGCTCATAAAATCGCTCTGATAATAATGATTGTATGTAAACATTGGATCAATAGAACGTAAAGTAATTTTATAGCCATCTGAAACTTTATAACGACTTTCATCAATCTTACATTCCGTCCATGTTTCCTTATCACCAGATACCATACACAATCCAAACGGCGTAACTATTTCAATCTTGCCCATTTGAGTAAAGCAACGAAAATTTTCAATGCCTCCATTATCTTCAATCAACTTTTCCAGCCCATAAAAATCGTTCATTATATTTTCCGTCCTTTCTGGTATTGCTGCCTATACTCCATAATCAATACAATCAAGAATTTCTTTCAAGCTGTCGATCCTGTGATACTGCTCTTTTGTATAATTTTTATTGTGGGACTCCAGCCATTCCACAAGAGACTTAATATACAAGTACATATCGCTCCAGTTATCAAAAGAAAATCCACACGCTGCCAGCTTTTCATGATTGATCGCCAGTTTAATTTCATCTATGTCCATCAATCCACCATCTTTTCCGCAATAAGGGCATAACTCTTTGTCTTTTCCTTCATCATAAATAATTTCATTCTGGTGGAATACTTTCATACAATGATTGCAACGAACCATATCTTCAAAACTCATTGACATTTTTCCAAACTCCTTTTCAATTAATGGGCTTCACTATAGTAAATGTCTGGCCTACTGGTTACGTTATAAATCCAACTGCCGCAACGGACAAGCAATGCGTCCTTACCGTAAATCTTTTTTATTCCTGTAATGCTACCTGTTACACTGAAATTCGGAAAATCACTTAATTTCAATCGTTGCTTATCTTTGACATACACTGTTTTGACTCTCATTTTTCCGCCCTCCTAATTAATGACACGTACACACAACAACTCAATATCAGGATTGAAAAATGCTGCATAGTACTCATCCCAACTATTGAATAATCCGTTATCAAATACACCGTTATTTTCCCATTCCGCATAAATCTTCATTGTTTGCTCCTTCTCCCCGTATAGCCAGATAGGACAGCTTTTCCACTATGGTTTATTCTTGCTTTTCTCCATCCTCAATGGTAAGCTGCTCACCAGTTTCACCATGTTTTTCCACTTCGGACTCCTGCAACGGCTTCTGATCCTGCTGATCTTGTGTGGCCTCAATCTTTTCTTCCGCTGCATCGGTATCTTTTTGCGCCTTTACACCAGCCAACTCCTGCATGATCCGCTGTCGTGTCTGAACCGCTCCGGGCTTTGCGCTGCCGCTGCCGACAGTCTTGTTATAATCTTCAGAGGTAGAAGGATTTCCGCTAAAGAACGTCCGCAACGTCTGGTTGATCTCATCCTGTGTGGCCTCTTCCTGTACTGCCAGATAGCAATAATAAGCACAACTAACAAAGTGCGTCCGTGTCTTAATCGTCCGAAGGATTTTCTTGTCAGCAGCGGGATCAAGTTCGGCAAAGAACGAACAGTAAGCGTCAAGGCCAGACTGGATTTTTCCGATAACCTCATTATCAGTCTCAACAGACTTTGCCCATTCACGGAAAGACTTTGTGGAGAAGTCCGGGTTTTCCACGGTTGCCATATGGTAAAGCTGCATAGCAATGTTTTCATCGGTAAACCGCCGCTTGCCAGCCGCCGTGACAACATTCTGGATAGCGTCATGTTCCGCAAGCTGCTGGAATACTACCAGACAAGGCGTATTTACTCTGGTCAACTCAACCGCCGTCAAGGGCTTGCCATTGTTCAACCGCCTGAAGAACTCCCTGATCTCCTGCTCTGTCATATCCTCATAATAGTAAATCGTAAGAGAATACTCATTGATCCGATCCTGTACCCATTCAGGCAACTGGCTAAATGTCATGCCGCTAATATCTTCCATGTTTCCGTCATCGTCATACACGGGAGGCGTATCGGTAACAAGGGCAAATTCATCATTCATAAACTCACAGATTGCATTGCTCCGCTGTTTTCCGTCCAGACTGTCATACACCTTGTTTTCATCACGTGTGAAATACATAGCGGGGATCGCATAACCATAAACCATACTGTGAATGAGAAGAGACTTCTTTTCCACGTCCCACACAAGGCCACGCTGCACCGCATTGTCAAAATTGACGTTTCCACGCTTCATCTGATTTACCAGAGTCTTTGCCGTCCACTGTACATTAAGTCTATTCATGATAATTCTCCTTTTAATAAATATAGTTTTTGATAGTTTTTCCGCTATGGATTATTTCTTAAATCTCCGCTTGCGCTTGTCGATCCGCTCCTGCAATCTAACTTCTTTCCCTTTTCGCATATGCGTATCGCCCTTTTTAATACGTGTTGCTTTTCCTGCTTCTAAAAGCTGCTGATCCATGCCGTTGTTCTTTGCGTGTCGGCTCATTATGTTGGAATAGGATTTTTCCGTTGTCCGTGTGCCGTGACACAAACCAAACTGCTCTTTGTACTCTGCTATAGTCAAGCCGTGACTTTCTTTGATATGACTTCCCAACCGCACAAACGATTTTCCGCAAATGTGACATATGATTTTTCCCTGATCGTCATAGGCGATTGTTCCCGCTACTGGAATACTGTGTATCGTTCCACCGCTCTTGAAATACTTGTAACAACCTTGACATAACCCGCCATAATGCCTGTTTAAGATAGGTTTTCCGCATTGTGGACAATTCATTTTCATCAATCCTCTGTGTAGTAGTCTGATAATTTTACAAAGTATCTGCCAGCATAGAAGAATGATTGTTTGTGGTCACTTTCTATACAGACTTCAATACAAGGAACGCCACAAATTGTATATATCACTTTTCCGCCTCCTTATTGATTATATAGTTATTTGTTTATTCGGTTGCCTCCAGCAGCCTCCCATATATGGAATGATACGATCATCAATCCACAATAGATAAAGGTTGACGGGAAAATTTCTTCCCACGGTGCGCCACAATCGGACGCTCCCGCCTTACCCAAAATCAGGATAAAGAATATTGCTGTTGCCCAACCTGAAATAGTACGCACGATCTTTTCTATTTTTTCCGCTTTACGCTCCAGTTCTTCCCATTCTTTATCTATGTATTCCACTTTCCCGCCTCCTTAATATACAGGGCATTCCATCATTTGCAATGCCTGTTGTTTTTCCGCTTTTCCATGCTCTGTCAAACAATCATCCTCCATAAAAGCGGCAATTTCTCCGAAGGAAATTTCCGGGATCATATCAGCCAGCCATTGCACAAACTGATCCTTGCTAACTTGTTCATGCTTATGCCCATACTCAATCAGGTTTTCCACAATCCCACGCAACATACAGTTTTCCATATGAAATTCCTGCTCCATATAAGCCATAAATCCCGATCTGTTAAACCCTTTTTCCATTTTATTTTCCCTTCTGCGGTATGGCTTTATTTTTCTGCTATGGTCAAGCTACTTTATAAGTAGGAATGCTAACCGATCCAGAATATTTATAAAGTACAACGTCCTCCACATTTCCTCCCGCTGCTTCTGCCAACTCCTTTTTAATTCCTTCATCATTCCACGACACGCAATAGTAAGCACAACCGTCAATTTCTTCAGGGCTTGTCGGCTCCGTGTCGCCCTCATGCACGATCCACTCTGATCCAGTGTTGAAATACATTGTTTCAAAAGCGTCCAGACTTTCCTTTGTCCAATATTTGACGGGATAATAAACGGTATTCCATTCACTTTGACAGCAGCCGTGAATATTCCTATAGTCCCATTCTTCCCCTGTTACAATAGAAAGAACGTCAACCAAAATCTGATCCTCTTCGCTGCTCCTGCATTCACTATACCGAAGAACAAGCTGCTTCAGTTTTCCGATCTGCCGTGTGCTATAGGGTTTTCCATCGTCACGCCACAACTGATTATTAATGGCCTCCGTGATATTGCCATAGATTGCCGAAGGATTTTTCTCCATAACCGCTTCAATATCCTCTGCCAGTTCTCCAGCATCAAGACACTCTTTTACCCTATCAAACACGCTGCTTGTACGGCTCTGGTAGTCCTTATTTCCCCATACATTGATATACTCAACGCCGTTTCCATCATCATCAAAAATCCTGCTATCCTGAAATTCAGGCATAATCTGTCTTGCATAGATTTTCATTGTGTTACCCTCCGTCCATAATCTTTTCTTGTGATTTTTCCGCTTGCGTCACGTTCAAATGAATAAAGAGGACTGTCAATAGATATATAATCTTTCCCATTGTCAATTAAGACTTCCTCTTGTCTTAACATAACGCTTTTGAAATTTCCGCTAACCGCTAATTTCTTTTGTTGTTTTTCCGCATTCTTGCGCCGTTTATATTCTCTATGGAATGTCGCCCAACCTCCACCAATAGGAAAACCAATCACACTATAAACAAACATTATTCTTCCTCCAATGTATCAGGATACAATTCTGTATCAAGAAGAATATATCCGATTGCCTGTAATACAGTGCTTGCTTCGTCTGGCTCTATGCCATTATCAATCAGGCATTTTTCCGCCGCTCTGATCTTGCTATTATCAATCATGGTTTTCCTCCTAACAATCAACTGTCAATTTCATAGTCCCATTAGAACAATGAATATAAACAACTGTTTTCCCGCATTCTGAAACAACGTCATAGTTAATATTGTCATACTCCAGATTAGAAAGAATATTATTAAATACTTCTTGACGATCCATATTAAATCCTCCTTATTTTTCCACTATCAACATGGAATAGCTGCAAACAACGGCTCCCCTGTGCGTCTATCTTGTAATTCGTACATATCACCGTCACTAACAACCGCCATTCTTCCACGCTTGCACACGATCCCCATTTTGTGAAGGGCATACAAGAACGCTCTTTTTTGATCTGTTGCGCTTGTCTTAAACTCGCCCATTTTATAAGAGGTATTCCAATGCCAGCCTTCGCCTTCAAAATTCAATGCGTCAATTTGTCTAATTTCAAACTTTACCATTTTTCCAGCCCTCCAATTAATCAATAAAAATTTTCTCTACCGATATATTCTCCCGCTGCATAGTCCTGATCTACATAACCAGAATACCATGTTAAATCACCGTGTTTTTCCTGTAGTCAATCAGCCGTTGCATACAATCTTCTTCATCATTCCCGCCCACGGTAACAGTAAATCCGTCCTCATATTCGCCGCACATTCTCCACGGTTCATAAATGCAACTATCAATATCAGAAATAATATTTTCATAAATCATGATTTTTGCCCCTTTCATTATATTGTAGCAAATCTATTTTTTTCTTTATAGGACAATCATCACACCATGTACTTTCTTCATTTTCGCAATTAAAGCATATATCAAACAATTCATTTAACTTGCTATTATTCATTTTCCCAACCTCCAACAATTCATTAGCAATTAAATTGTAGCCGTTAGGGACTTTATAAGTGCTGCTATATCCCCGCTGCCTTTGCTTTTTATACAGAGTTTTCCCGTCAAATTCTGGCTTGACCCGATAATATTTCATTATTAAAACCTCCATAATTTCCCCGTTATGGTTTATAGGTGTATGGGATAGGGCTTTATTTGTTGCGGGGAAAACCCTTCAGAAAACCGCTTCATTTTTCCAGCTTTTAATATTGTCCATCAATAGCATATTTCAGCCGTTTAACAATCGTTTCCAATTCTGCCGCACAAGTCTTTAATGTTGTACGATTTACTTTTTCCATCTGCTGAAGTTTTGCCTTGTATGCGTTGCCTGTTCCTCCGTCCTCTTCTGGCTCTATCATACGGGAAATTTCCGCTAAATACTGTCGCATATAATCATATACTGCCGCTGTTGTTACTTCGTTGTATGCGCTGGCTTTTGCCTTATGAATAGTCATTTTATAAACCTCCCTTTTATGCCGCTGCCTTTTGTGCGTCTGCCAGCATTTCAAAATATACCGTTGTGCAACGTTTCCAAAAATCCCCACGCTCCGCCATTTCTAACGCTGTATCTTCGTCAACGTCAAACCATGCAGACATTAAGCGCATTTGATCGTAATAGGTGAAGTCTACCGTCATAGCAGAGGCCAGCCCTTGCAGCCAGTTTATAAAAGCGGCTTGTTTTCCGATACGATCCACTTCCCAACCTTTTTCACTCTGGAAAATTTTCCAGATTGCAAGCGTTTTTTCCGTGTTGGTTTTCGGCTCCGTGTCCATGCCGTCAAAATATCCCACATATCCGCTAAAATCCATATTGTCAAGAAGATACTTGCGGATTGTCTGGTTTACAGTCTTGTTTCTGATCGTTTTCATTTTGTTTTTCCTCCCCTTTATGCCGTCAACTTTTCAACAAATTCTTCAATCAGGTTTTCCAACTGATCCCGCTGCTGTTCCCATTTGAGAGTGTAGTCCCGCAAAATTTCCGCCGCTTTTTTGTCATATTCACGACAAAGTTTATAATCAGTCTTGCGCCCAATGGGGGAATAGCCTGTTGAAATAATCACGTTTCCCACGCTGTAATAATCGCAAGCCCAACCTTCGGCCCGTGTACTATAGGCAAAGGGATCAACAAACCGGAACAAATTCTGAAGGTTAGCATATCCCACGCAATAAACCGGATCGCCCATTTCCCGGATCGCCTTTTTTGTTGTCTTGTATTTCATGATATACCTTCACTTTCTCCCCGTGTAGCCGTTAGGTCAGCTATTGATTAAACCGTTATACTCGCATAACTTCAGATAGATAAATCCGCATACCAGCAGCCCGAAAAAATGCGCCTTTTTGGGTGTAGCTGATTTTTGCCTTGTGCCATTTTAGCGGCCCTTCGTCAATAATGGAATAACGCCAGTATACAAACGGATCATATCCTTCTTCAATATGTACTTCGATCCCGCCAGTGTTAAACAGGCTATAAACGCCGTGAACGTCAATATTTTTTGTTTTCATTTTGTGGCCTCCTTCGTCCAATTCGCAACGGCCTTTTTCAGTGGTATATAAATCGTGTCGTAGCCGTTACAATCGGGAATAAATAAACCTATTGTAAATTCTGCCGTATCAATGATTTTTTGCTCTGCCAGTTGTGATGATCTGCAATCTTCGCCCCAATTAAGTCCCAACAATGCGCCATATGCTACACGGTAAATAATGGCCTTTTCTTTTACTGTTGCCTTGCGCCGTGTGTCTCTGCTGTTACCATTTTCATATGTGCGGATAACTACTTCTTGACTAATACCTTCGGCAATTTCTTTTAATTCTGCTTCGGGCTTGTGCTGTCTGACTTCGGGCTTCTGATCGGGTTTAATCCATACATTGACAGTTTTGCCATTGGAGAAATTTACTTCGATCCTATCACCCAACATACAAAAATAATCATAGTGATTTTCAATACTTCTGTAAACAGGATAACCCGCTCTTGCGCTGGACTCTTCATCTTTTTTATACTCTGCGGGGAAGAATGCGGTAACGGCCTCCCATGCCTGATACTCTGTTTTAACTGTCATTTTGAAAACCTCCATAAATTTTTTATTGTGGTTTAATGGTTCATGGGATAGGGCTTTTTGTGCGTGAAAAGCCCTTCAGAAAAACACGTGATTTATAGCTATTGCATGGACTCCAACAATTTTTATTGTGGTTTGTTTGTCAAAATGCAATCATTCAATCAATTTTGTGGTTTAATTATCGCAGTTTACCTTCTGCCCTTTTGATCTGCTATGCTCCAATAGCTCTGTAAAATGCTGGAATAAAATCCACGTTAGCGGACAAAAGAAAATTAGATTTTCACGAAAATAAAAAAGTTAGGATCATACCATTCTTCATCACAATGTTCTTCATCATGTGATACACCAACAAAACCAGAAAAGCCTAAACGCCGTAACTGTTTAATAACTTTATCAAAATCTTTTAACTCTATTCCAATAACAGTAATTAATCCGGTTTTGTCGTTGATAATAGTATATCCTTGTTCGCCATAGTCAATAACAACTTCAAGTTGTGCAATGCGTTTACCGTGGTCATAAATACCACGATAGCAAAAACCATTTTGAAACTTTTTAGCAAGTTCAATATTGGTTTTGCCGTCAAGCGATAATTCAAGATACATTTTATAACCTCCATACGTTAGCATGAATAGTTGATTGATTATATCGTTATTTAAGCCTCTTTTATTTCCCCTCAATTCCTCATTAAGTTATTATAGGGATTTTCACCCACAAAATGGTAAGCTACTTAAAAAGTAGGCCAGCGGACTTAAAAGCGGACAAGTCAACGCTTTTAGTATCACACCTATATAACAGGGGAAGGAACGGCTTTATTTAGTTTTCAAGGTTCACGGCCTGACCTTAACGCCTCCCGCCTCTGCGCTTGCCTCCTATATCAAGCGACTTATTTGCGGCGGTTTGTTGTTTTCGTTTGGTATGGCTAAAGTATAGCATCGCATAACGGGAAAGTCAATAACTTTTTTGTTTCAAAATTGCATAAAAAGCAAAAGCTGAAATTGTGCATTATTGACTAATCCGTTATATGTGCGGTTTATGCCAGTGACGGCAGGAAGGTAGATCATGTGCGCTGGCCTGTATACAGCATTTTAAGGGCCGCTAACGGCGTTTTGTGTGCTGGCCTATGTTGGGATATGGGGAAATGTCAAAAAGGCGGGAAACGGCGTTAAAAGGCGATAGACGGCGAAGCACCATATAAACCCGCCAGAAATGCCGGGAATGTGCCGGGATCGTCTGCGCTGGCCTCCGGGCTGATCCCGTCCGCCCTGTTGCGCCGTCTGGCTGGCTGCTGGCTGTTTGTTCGGTTTTTGGTGTATGCCGAACAAACCCGCCAGAATGGGGACAAACCGCCCACGCCCTCCCGCCTGATCCCTCCCGCTATGCGTGGGGGTTAGTTTACATTTTGAAACTTTTTTCATTTTGCCAAAAAGGTAAAGTACACCTACTCAACATCCAAACCGCATTTTGTCATCGGAATTGTCATCGGAGAAGATTCCTAAAATGGGGTCAAAGTATCCAACCGCAAATTTAAATAGGCCAGCATAATTTCATTTTTTAATCTAAAGCTGGGCCGATGAAATCTCCCAAAATGGGAAATATGTATCCCGGCTAACTCGATGATCACAAAGATACGCTAAAAATTAATAACGGAATATTCAAAAAAGTTCTTGACTTTATATATGCAATCATGTATAATAGATAATAGAAAAGCACCTATTTCGGGGATGTTTTTTGATCGCAGCAAATAACGGTGTAATCAATCAAAATGGAGGGCTTTGCGATGAACAGCAAAAAAGCTATCAATGCTGGTGAAATGACTATCACCTTTTCTCCTGAACTGGAACAGATGCTTGGACGGCTAATGCAAGAAAAAACAACAGCCACACAAAAGGTAGCTGCTCCTATCATGGATCAGGACTATGTAGAACGTGATCATTGCAATCACAATCCTACTGATCCTATTCGTTCGCTGGATGATATTGAACGACTGAAGAATTACTTTCTGAATCGTAAAGGCTGGATGAACAATAACATCCGGGACTACGCCTATTTTGTGTTCTCTTTGAATATGTGCAGACGGGCGGGGGATATATTAGCACTCCATGTATATGACATTCTGAATCCAGATGGGTCATTTAAAACACACGTGACATTCGACCATGAGCAAAAGACCGGGAAGAAGTCTATTGTGTTGTTGAATACTAAGGCCAGAGATGCACTGACTTTATATTTCAATACTCTTGGTCAGTACAAAATGTCTGATTGGCTATTCCCGAATGGGAAGAAACCGACAGAGCCTATGTCAGTGGATGGAATGCGGCGTATGCTCCAGAGAGCAGCTAAAGCACTGGACATTGATATGCACATGGGGACACACTCGCTGCGTAAAACTAATCCTTATCACATGATCTCTACAAGTACAGATACACAAGATGAAGTAATGGTATCGCAGTTCTTACAGCATAGTAATATTAGAACTACCTATCATTATATAAAGCGGGATCAGTCTGAAATGGATGCTTTTATTGAAAGACATGGGCTTTAATCGGCGGGAGGTAAGATTTCAGCTTGCCAACACCTACGGCGTTGCCTTCGCTGTCATTCACTTGCCTGCGGCAAGTTCATGAAATAATACAACTGTATTTGATAGTTGCCCTCCAGAAAAAAGTCCTGAAACAGTCCCAATTTGGCTTGCTTCTGCGGGATTCCTGTATGCACCAAAAGGCCATAATATTATATATATTTAATTATGGCTAAAAAGTGCATAGCAAAAATCGCTGAATCCATTGTGCCGCAACGGTTTTGAGGATTTTAATGTGGATAGCAACTTCGGCAATTTTGAAAGGAGTGTAAAAAATCGAGAAACGTGAAGTTCGACTAAAGCGTGGGACTTACAATGAAAGTGTACTTGTAGATAAAGTCTGCTCTGAGGCACAGCGGCGATCCTATCACCGAAAAGAAAAGTTTGCCAGCGGCAAATATCAAAGTATGTTCTTGGACACGTTGGCAAGGTACTGTGATTATGAGTATGATGTAACAACCAAAAAGTATACAGTGCTGGAGGTCTACAAGTATCCAAAATCATTGTATGATTCCAAAATACACAGGGGCATTTACCAATATCTTGCGCCACTGATTTTGTATGAAGTCCTTTTTGGTGAGGGGTATAAGGATCGTAAGGCAGTAATTACATCAATGGATTTAGCACAGGTTGTTAGCATGGTAAATTCAAACTATACCAAGATGAAGTACAATCAGGATTCAGTAGTAATTGACACGGATTTTGATGCAAATATTCTTTCAGAATATTTCAATAAGGCTGATAATCGAATTGATGATTATATTAGGCGATGTATTAAATATCTGGCAGCAATGAATTGTGTGATTTACAACGAAGTACATATGATTGGAATTATGCCTAAGACCGCTGAAATTGAGAATGGACATATCATTGTGGAGCAAGCCCAAATTAGAAAAGCCACTGATGATGAAATGAAACTGTATTCTAAACTGGTTGAGAAGGCCAGCCGTAAAGCAAAGATTTTATCTGATAGTGAAAAATGGTATGGGAAAAAAGCGTTGCGTTATGCCAGTGAATTAACTCGTCTTATGAAAGAGCATGGAATTTTGTTTGTTTGTCGTGCATTTGAATTGTGGCGAGTAGATGAACAACAATGTAAAAATATTCTGCGTAGCTTTAATGAAAAGACTGTTGATCAGCGGCGGCAGGAAATCGGCGTAGTGTTGAAAGCAATCATGGATACCAATGCTGAAAAGCGGTTGGAAAAGAATGCAGCCTTGGGCAGCAACTACATAGAACAGTTTAAACGATTGTCTGATATTACATTGCTGTATGGAGCAGATGACGTTATGAAAATGTTGCCGTCCGCTCAAGAAAAAGACTATCAAGAAACCATGAAAGAGAGGTATGGATATGAAGTAGAATATGGAACTGGAGGTAAACGGGATGGAACTGATTGATTGTGCCGCTGTTTATGAAGATATAATGTACGAGATGTGCGGTACTGGTTTTCAGGCCAATGCACTGTCGGTAATTAATAGGCAACAAGAGATAGAAGCTGTACCTGTTCATTATGGACAATGGACTAAACAATATCGGTCTGGCGTATTAGTAAGCAGCGGCGTAGTATCCAGTTGTTGTGATATGTGGAATGAACGAGAAACCAAGTATTGTCCGCATTGTGGAGCAAAAATGAATTTGGAGGAAAAAGATAATGGAACTTAGCAAAGTTCAGCAAGAAGCTGTTGATTTTTATGAGGGCTGTTGTAATGTGATTGCATCGGCTGGCAGCGGTAAGACAAGAGTGCTTGTAAATCGGATTGTAAAGTTGATTGGGGATTATGATGTTGAACCCGGAAAGATTTTGGCAATTACATTTAGCAAGAAAGCAAAAGAGAATATGGTTGAGCGACTTACTAAAATGATTCCGGGGTATGTGAAATTTATCAATGTCGAAACTTTTCATTCCTTTGGATTTCGCATTGTAAGAAAATTTAATCGAGAGGATTTTGAAATTCTTGATGCGGATTGGAAAAAAGTTAAGATTATTGAGGAAATTTTACAGCATTATTTTAGAGAAAAGGAGCCTGATGGACAAGAAATTGCAGATATTTTAAGTTATATTTCGATTCAAAAGAATCAGATGAAAAAGCCAGACACATCAACAAAGTTCGGGAAAGTATATAAGTATTATGAGAAATATAAAGCCGAGCATAATCAGTTGGATTTTGATGATATGCTGGTAAAGTGTTATGAAATTTTAAGCACTAACGAAAAGGGGCTTCGGTATTGTCAGGAGCAGTATCAGTTTATTTTGGCTGATGAGATGCAGGACACGAATGCAGTTCAGTATGAAATTATAAAATTGATTGGTGCAAGGTATAAGAATGTTTTTGTTGTTGATGATCCACTCCAGAATATTTTTATGTGGCGGGGCAGCGATAACAAGTTTGTAATGAACTTTGATGAGGACTGGCCTAACGCAAGAATTATTCACCTGAACAAGAACTATCGGAGTAGTCAGAATATTGTAACAGCGGCAAATCATTTTGCTGAATGTATTCCAGAATCAAAGCATCGACATTATGTAGAAAGCATTGCTGATAAGAAAAGGTTTGAAGAACCACAGTATACAAGGTATGATGATGAAAATGCAGAAGCAAGCGGGATTGCGAAAAAGATTCAGACATATATTGAATTAGGATATAATTATAAAGATATTGCAATTTTGACCAGAACAAATGCTCAGTTACAGAATTTTGAAACGGCACTGTATCGAAGCGAAATTCCATATTCGATTGTAGATGGTATGTCGTTTATTGATCGCCGTGAAATTAAAATTGTTCTGTCGTATTTGCGGTTGGTCTGTGATATAAATGATGACGAAGCATTTGAATATATCTATAATCGTCCTAATCGTTATCTTGGTCAATCGTTTTTACAAGAAGTTAAGCGTACTGCCAGAAAAGAAAAAATGTCTCTTTATTGTGCTATGTTTAGAGTAAGTAGAACTAATTGGAAAGTTAAAAATAGCGTAAATAGTATCCATGCAACGATCAAGTCAATTAGTGAGTCAAAGTATAAAACAGTTGCAGATATGATTGCTGATTTGCGGGAAACGTTGAATCTGGATTCTTATGTTTCAAAGGATTTGTGTGACAACGATGATAGCCGCACTGATAACTTAAATATGCTTCAGCGTATGGCCTCGAATTACAATGATGCAAAGCGGTTTATTTTCTTTATGATGAAATTTTCAAAGGAGAAAAAGCATGATCCTAATTCCGTCCAGCTTATGACGATTCATAAGTCTAAGGGACTTGAGTTTCCGATTGTATTTGTTGCTGGAGTTAATCAAGGATTGTTGCCCCATGAGAAAAGCGAAAACATTGATGAGGAAAAGCGGCTTATGTATGTTGCAATTACGAGAGCAGAAAAAATATTGCATATTTCTTCTACTGAACAGTACAATGGGAAAGAGTCTAAAGAAAGTGACTTTGTTGCTTTGATATTTGACTAATAACTATATATTCAATAGAAAAGGAGGAATAGCATAATGAATAGGAGTGGATTTTTGAAATGGAAAATAGCGAAAATTATTCTTGCGTAGATTGTATTTGGCATGATCAATGTGAAAGTGATGTGCTGTGTGATTTTTTTGATTCTGGTCGTAGCGGCGAGTCATTGACAGATGATGAAATTGAATCTGGTATTGAATTAAATCGTCAAGAATATAAAAAAGCATATGCAGAATATGTAGGCGAGTATAGTGATGGGAATATTGATCCATCTGAAATGTTAGAGCCTGAATTTGAAGAAGAAAGTGAGATGGAGGGATTAGATGATCTATCTTGATAATGCAGCAACTACTAAAATTTCAAAAACTGCTTTTGAAGCTGCTTGTTGGACAATTCATGATTGTTATGGAAATCCAAGTAGTTTGCATAAGGCGGGAACTGAAGCAGCACAGATGGTTGCGAAGGCCAGAAAACAAATCGCAAGATGTATAGGCGCAATGGATGATGAAATAGTTTTTACTGCTGGTGGTAGTGAAAGTGATAATTTAGCTTTGCGTGGTATTGCACCTTATTTGAAAGAGAACGGCAAGACAACAATTATCACAAGCCAGATTGAGCATCATGCAGTTCTTAATACTTGTAAGGTTCTTGAAAAGGATGGATTTAAAGTTATTTATATGCCAGTTGATGAGGATGGACGAGTAGATATTGAAGAATTGGAACGTGTTATGAAAATTTTCAAGGATACCATTGGCCTTGTTTCAATTATGGCAGTTAATAATGAAATTGGTTCTATTCAGCTTATTGATGACATTGGCGATCTTTGTCAGGAATATGGTGTACTTTTTATGACAGATGCAGTTCAGGCATTGGGACATATTCATTTGGATGTAAATACAAGCCATATTGATTTGATGGCAATGTCTGGTCATAAGATTCATGCAATGAAGGGAATTGGCGCATTGTATGTGAGGCGTGGTATTAAGTTGGAGCCTGTTATTACAGGCGGAGGCCAAGAGAATCATCTTCGGGCAGGAACAGAAAATGTTCCGGGGATCGTGTCCATGGGTGAGGCTGCGGAAAAAATTATAAAGAATATTGATGCAGATAGAGCCTATTATGAACATTTGCGAAAGCTGTTTTTGGGTGAGTTAGATCGGCTTGGTGTCAATTATGTTGTGAATTGTTCTGGCGGTGTACCAAATATTATTAGTTTAACTTTGCCAAAGTGTGAGAGTGAAGCAATGTTGCTATTGCTAAATGAGAAAGGCATTTGTGTGTCTGCTGGGTCTGCTTGTACTGCTGGTTCTCTTGATCCATCTCATGTTTTAAAGGCATTGTATCTTGATGATCAGGATGCAAGCTGTACTATCAGAATTTCTATGGGAGCAAATAATTGTAGTGATGATATGATAAAAACTGCTAATGCGATTTTTGAAAGTGTGCAGCAGCTTCAGTCGATGATGTGATGGAACAAGAAATATGGGCTGGTGCTTGGTATGATGGCATAGATTATTCTTGGCGTTTTGAAGTATCGACATGGGGTAGGATTCGGAACGCCAAGACCAAGCGAATATATGCACTTCATGCTGGAACAAACGAGTATTTACAAATCTGCACATCAGTTTGTGGTAAAAATAAGAATATTAGAATACATAGATGTGTAGCAGAAACATTTATTCCTAATCCAGATCATCTTGAAATTGTGAATCACAGAGATGGGAATAAGAGAAATAATCAGTTATCAAATCTTGAATGGTGTTCACGAGAATATAATTATGAACACGCAATGGATATGGAATTAATAAATCCGATCCATACTTGGCGGTTTGCATCTGATTCACATTATGGTCAATATCGTGGCAGCAAAAATGGAATGTCAAAATTGACTGAGGAAGATGTTAAATATATTCGTGAAAACTACATACCGAAAGGCAAGGGACAGAAATGTAATCGTAAAGAATTGGCTGATTATTTTGGAGTAAGTGTTGGACTTATTTCAAGAATTGTTAATAATCAAATTTGGACACATATTTGAAAGGAGAATTTTTGTTGGAAAAATTTTATACAGTAAATGAGGGAACGTCTTTGTATAAAGACTATTGGGCTTGGCGAAATAGTATTGAGCCTGACAAAAAGATTGCAAATGATTTCTTTAGTGAGTTTGGCATTGAAGCAGATTTATATTGTCCGGGGTCTACAAGAATAGGAATTGTACCAACCGAAAATGACAAGGTTAAATTTGCTACGCAGCTTTGTTCTAAAGAAACAGATGAAGGGCTTCGATTCTTTAAGAGAAATTCTGCTGTTAATAAGGAATGGGTAAAACGTGTTGTAAATTTGAAGAATGTTAGTAAGCCTTCTCCTGCATGGCACAATAAATACATGGGGCAGAGTTCAAGTCGTTTGTTTGATCATAACGGAGTCTTGTATTGTTCTTTTAGTGCCAATCAAATTGAAATGCCCACTGATATATTTACTGAAATCAAGGGTAGCGAATTTTATAAGATTTTGGAGGAAATTGAAAATGGTAAAGCTAATTAATGGTGATTTGCTGGAGGCCAAGGAAACCTATATTGCTCATCAAGTAAATTGTTATGGAGCAATGGGGCGTGGTGTTGCTTTGCAGATTAAAAATAGATACCCTGATGTGTACCGCCGTTATCATGAATACTGTGAAGATCATAGAGCGAAGAATCTTCTTGGGCGGATGCTGATTGTTCCTGCGGATAATGGTAAGGTAATTTGTAATCTGTTTGGACAAGAACGGTTTGGGTATGGGAAACAGTATACCGACATTGCTGCGCTTAGTAAGGCTATGAGCAGCTTGGCAGATATTGTACCCACATCTGAGGCTATTGCTATGCCGTATCAGATTGGATGTGGTCATGGCGGTGCTGACTGGAATATTGTTCACCAGCTTATTCAGGATATTTTTAAGAAGCATACAGTAGTGCTTTATAAGCGATAAATAACGGTATGGTCAATAATCGTGCAACAGGAGATGATAGATTGCTGAAATGCGAAATTTGCGGTAAAGAAATTGAGAATAGTCAGTATCATGGCAACATTCTTTGTAGTAGTAGGTGTTTTACAATTAACTTTTGGCGTGAAATCATTGCTGAAAAAGATAAGCACATTATTATTCATGGAGAATGTTATTGTGATGGAGGTGAAAATGCCCCCGGAGCCTTTCGTGGATTTTCTGGTCGTAGATTCTGGATCAGATTCAAAGATGGTTCAACATTGACTACAAACAATTTATGGTATCAGGGGAAGATTCCAGATGAATTTCGTGATGAACTTCCTGATACAGCAGAGTTCTATACGCCCGATCACATTAAGTTTGTGAATAGTCTTAAAAATCCATTTTGAACGGAGGGATTAAATGCTTGAAAGCGGCGTTCACATTCCATCATTAGACGGGAAAGATATTTACATATCAAATAGCTATTTAGTTCCCAAGGTGAATGATAAGGGATTGAAAATTGGATATAAGCTGCGAGATCAGAATGGTGATTTGAATTTAAAGAGATTTATCAATACGCTTGATTATAGTCTGGATTTGATTAAGATGCAGGAAGTATATGAAAGTGTATATCGGCGGAGAGATTTTTCATTTAATAAGAATGGCAAAGATTATACGCAGAGAGTAATCAATGTGACTTTTAAATACAACAACAAAGCATTCAATAGAATTCGGAACGGTGTTTATGTCAAATTTGGTTATGCTTATGAAGAGTTGTTATTCAAAGATTGTATTGCAATGCAGGACGGAGTTTTAGTTGGCATTGAAGTTGATATACAAGTGGAGAATCCTGTACCTAATGATGTTCTTGGAAAGTGCTTTTATTATGAAGATGGAATGTATAAGGCCAAATCTAATATTCCAATTCTTAATAGTGTTGCTAACATTCGAGAAGAACTTTACGAAAATGGTTTTATATGCGATGGAATTAAGTATGTACGATTCAAACGTAGTGCTGGTTCCAGTCGTGTAGGAAAGTGTCTCTTTATTGACGAACGGCTTTATCGACAAATGCACAAGTGGGAAATGTGTGGTATCAAAGTGAAGAAGGGGCAAGACATTGATCTTGCCGCACTGGAGCCTTATATTGCTTTAACTTTAAGTAGCATTATTGATACAATTCAGATTCATCCTGAAAATATTTTGGTTGTAAAAGATTATAAGAGTGTTTTTAGGGATAGGGTTGTAGCAACACGGTTTGTTGATGGTAGACTGGTATCTAAGGTTGAGGACGTAGAAATTAGTAACAGCATTTGGGATGGTCAGTCCCTTATGGATCGAAGTGTATTTCTGGATTTTCAAAAGCAACAGCAGAAAACCAATCCCAATGCACGTGAACATGGTATGCTTCTGCTTCGTGCCAGATTTTTTAAGTCGTGCTGTTTTAATGCCAATATTCAACAGTGGTTTGCTGATAATGGTATAACTGATGTAGGGCAGTTGAACGGTGAAACTATAGCAAAAAGAATTGAAGATATTAAGTTAATTACTACTCCAAGTTCAATTAAATATGTGAAATTCGGGAAGTTAGAAGATTGGCTTAATACTTTGGAATATACTTTTGGTGTAGTGAAGCATGAAAAACCCACACATTATTTTGATGGAAGAATGGTACAAACACATTATCAGTTATTGAATACATTACAAATGACATTTGAAGAAGTCGAACAGTTGGTTAAACCTTCTTTAGATTATGCAAGAATGATTAAAACTGATATTGCTGCTATGCGCCATCAAATTGGTTATCAATATCAAACACAAAATGATGAGTTTTATAATAAGGCAATTACATCTAAAAATGATGTGATTTATAAGTTGCTTGGAATTTCAGATAAATTTGCTGATACTAAAATATATCAACAGTTTAGAGATGATCTTGTAAAATCGTTTGTTAAGAGTTTAAGATTAGGTCATATTCTTGTGCAGGGAAATTATAGCACTATTTGCGGAAATCCAATCGAAATGCTTAAACAATCTATTGGAGTTTTTGATGGTAGTTCCACTATAGATATTGGTACGGTACATAGTACACGTTTTGAAAATCATAAAGAATTACTTGGTTCCAGAAGTCCGCACGTGACTATGGGGAATATACTTGTCACTCGAAACGTGTTACGTCCAGAAATTGATAGATATATGAATCCTACAAAAGAGATTATATATATCAACAGTATTAATGAAAATATTTTGGAACGATTGTCTGGAGCAGATTTTGATAGTGATACTCTAATGCTTACTGATAATAGAATATTAGTTCAGGCAGCAAAACGAAATTATGACTTTTTCCCGGTTCCGACAAAGTTGGTAGAATCTGCAATACATCAAAGAAAGTATACAGATATTGATAAAGCCGATTTAGATATTAAAACAAGTGTTAATAAAATTGGTGAGATCATCAATCTTTCACAGGAGTTAAATTCTATTCTTTGGGATCGACTGTATCATGGAGCCAGCATTGATGATGTGATGGAATTATACTGTGATATTGCACAGTTAGATGTTATGAGTAATTTGGAAATTGATTCGGCAAAGAGGGAAAATCCGGCTGATAATACTTTTGAATTACAGTGCTTAAAGAAAAAGTATGATGTACGTGATGAAAAGGGACGACACATCAGGCCACTATTCTTTAGATATATTGATAGCTATAAAGGTTATCGTGATGGATATTACATTTATGTTGAAGAAGATGGTGAATATATTAAGCAAGGTGTAGTAGAAAGTTATAGAGAAGCACAAGCAATAAAAGAAAAAGCAAGTGTCATGATTGAGCGAGGACGCATGACTTATCAAAGGCATGAAACGAGTATGGACTATTTAGAATTAGCTATTAATAAGTTTAGAACGAAATCGGCAAAGAAAAAGCCAAAGAAATTTTCTGATATTTTGGTTTCGTCCGATAATTTACATGGACAAGTGTGGTATCCACAAGTGAATCGTATTATAGATATGGTCAGGGAAACTAAAAAATCTATTGCTGCTATATGGTCTAATGATGATGGGCTATCAAATAAAAAGAAAAGAGATTTGGCAGAAGAAATTAGGCAAGAGTGTATTGATTATGTGTGTAATATTAAAATTGGCGAAAAGACTATGAGATATATAGTTGGTCTGATTGACTCAAAAGATTATGTAGATATTTCGAGATTTTTATTTGGCATACTATTTGGGGTGCCAAATGAAGAATTTTATAAGCTGATTGAATTGAGTAAAACGTCTATTTACAAATTACAAGAAAATCAATGTGGTGATGTTATGATCTATGATTTTTGCTATAAAAGAGTGGCAGTATAATTCATTTTCGCAATTTTGGGGTGTTTTTGCAAGATTTGTAGTATCAATAATCTTATAAAAACATCCCATTTTGGGGAGTTTTTTAAAGGTCGCCAAAAAAGTGATTAGGGTAAAGGGGGTTATCAGGATGATAGATGCTTCTATACTCAAAAAATTTATTGTAAAGGACTGAATATTTTGATTTCTATTACTAAGGCAGAATCGGAGCGTGTGCGTGAGGTGTTCCCTCGTGCAGAGATCGTAAGAACCTGTATCCAGAAAAGCAAGCGGCATCACTATTATCTGCCAGAAGCCGAAAAGTATTTGCGGTTGATTGTTGATAGTAACTATGCGGCAGCTTCAATCTGTAAGCAGATTGACAAGGAACGTGAGCGTAACAAGCGCAGATACCGTCATTAATGGAGGTGTATTTATGAGCCAGCGTGGGTTTTATGATATTGATTGCAGCTTCGATGAAGGAGCGGTTCTGAAATCTTGGGGGGGTCGATGAACTTTTCTATTTGCGTAATTTGCAGAATAGAAAGCTGTATCTTACTGAAGATATTGATGAGTACGTCATTGATAGTGTTGTGCGACATATCCTCCAGTATAATGCAGACGATAAGGGTAAGCCCGTTGAGGATCGTAAGCCTATTTTGCTGTATTGTTCTTCTAATGGGGGTTCTATTGATCCGGGGTTTGAACTGGTTGATGTGATTCTTCAGAGTAAAACACCTGTTTACACAATTAACCTTGGCTATCAGTATTCTATGGGATTCTTGATTGGCCTTGCAGGACACAAGCGTTATGCGTCTAAGACAGCTAAGTTTTTGATGCACGATGGAACAAATTTTGTTATTAATTCTGGTGCAAAGGCGCAAGATCAAATGGAATTTAATAAGCGCATTGAGCAGAGAATTAAGGCATATGTTTTGTCCAGAAGCAAGATTACGTCTGAGGAATATGATAGCAAACTTCGTGTTGAGTGGTATTTGTTTGCAGATGAGGCCAAGGAGAAGGGCTTCTGCGACTATATTATTGGCGAGGATTGTAGCCTTGACGAAATTCTGTAAAGGTGGTTAGGATATGGATGAATACCGTGGATTTCAGGAAATTATGTGTGATGATTCACGCTTAAATGATTTTTATGGAAATCGTAACGATAACATTTTCGATTGTCTGCAAAATGAATATGTTTTGATTTATGACATTGAGGGTCGGGTTAAGGACTTTTATCAATGGAATGGTTCTACATATGTTCCCGTTGCTTACAAGGCAATCAAGAATTCTTATACTGGAAATATTAAGCCAAGAAATCCCCAACAGCGACTTGCTATGGATTTGCTTTATAATGATGATATTACAGTAAAAATTCTATCTGGTTGTTTTGGATCGGGTAAAGACTATCTTATGGCATCAGCAGCACTGGATTTAGTGTTGCAGGGAAAGTATGATAGGATTATGTGGGTTCGGAATAATGTTGAGGTCAAAAATTCTAAGCCACTTGGATTTTTGCCGGGTGATGTGTTTGATAAGCTGTTACCGTTTGCAATGCCGTTGGCAGATCATGTTGGCGGAGTTGACGGACTTGAATCATTAATGGATGAAGGCAAGGTCGAGGTTGAACACTTAGGTTTTATTCGTGGACGTGATATTAAGCATACGATTATCATGTGTAGCGAAGCTGAGAATATGACGAAGGAACACGTTCAGCTTCTTTTAGGCCGTGTTGGTGATGGTTCTGCTCTTTGGTTAAACGGTGACTATAAACAGACAGATCATAAAACATTTGCTGAAAACAATGGGCTTATGATTGCTGTGGATCGGCTCAAGGGGCATAAACGTTTTGGTTATGTAAAATTGCTCAAGACCGAACGAAGTGAAACGGCTGCAATGGCTGATTTGCTTGACTAATAACTATATATTCAATAGAGAGGAATGATATTATGATTAATAATTTTATGTGTGAACGCTGTGATCACTATATGGTTTGCGAAAAGTTGAAGCCTCTGATGAAGTTTCATGAAAGCGCAAAGAAAGATATGATGATTACACTGACAATGGAAGAGTGTATGGATTATGCCCCTGACGCAGATGTAAAGGGTGATGATTCTGCAAGCGAAGATTAAGGGTGAGATATTTGCCCTCAGAAGGGAGTGATAACAGTTGGAACAAACAGAGTTTTTAAGCCGACAGTTTGATTTGCTCTCTCAACGTTTGACTGATCCTGCTATTGAATGGCAGGATATAGCGGATTTACGTGCTGAATATACAGGTGATGATGAACACCGTGATACAATTCGTAAGGGAGCAAAATTGTTCTATGAGTATTTAGAAGCTGGTTGGATTAAAAATCCGCTGGAAAGTTCTGCTGTCACTCCCACTGAAGCAACTGTTCAGATGCGTGAATTACGAAAAGAACGCTATAAAGTTCAAACTGAAAAGTTAGAATTAAATCGTTGGTTGCGTGAGAATGCTCGTGATGAATTAATTGTAGAGCATATTTGTCAAGCTATTACACAGTTGGAACCTTTAGTAATTCCTGATCCAATTTATACTGAATTATCTGACAGAGAAGGCGTATTACTGTTTGGCGATGAACATTATGGTACTGAATTTGAAATTTGTGGCCTCAATAATGAGGTAATTAATTCTTATAGTCCTGAAATATTTGAAAATAGAATGTGGAGTTTGTTAGATCAAACTATTTCTATTGTTAGAAAAGAAGGGTTTTCAAGAATTCGTGTATTTTCATTGGGTGATTTTGAGGATGGTTTGTTACGAGTTAAACAGTTGATGCAACTTCGGTATGGCATAGTAGAAGGAACCGTTCGATATGCGGAATTTATTTCAAATTGGTTAAATGAATTAAGCAAGTACGTTGAGGTTGAGTTTCAAACTACTAACGGAAATCATACAGAACTACGTATGCTTGGTCAACCTAAAGGGACGTTTACCAAAGAAAATATGAGTCTTGTAGTAGAATCAATTATTGCTACAAGGCTTGCGAATAATCCTAATTTTACATTTGCTAAGAATCCCACAGGATACATTTTTGCTGATATTCTTGGATATAAGTTGCTGGGCATTCATGGTGAAGTAAAGAGTATGGAACAGGCCATTAAGGATTTTTCGCAGATATATCGTGTTCAGCTTGACTTTTTGGTTGCTGGTCATAAGCATCATTCTCGTAGTGAAACTGTGGGTATTAATCAGGAAGTGATTAATGTCCCAAGTATCATCGGCGTTGATGATTATTCTTTGTCTATTCATAAAACCTCAAATGCTGGAGCAACATTCCTTGTTTTTGAAAAAGGCAAGGGTAAATCTATTGAATATGCAATTAAATTGTGAGGTGGTATATGAATAGGAATGAATTGATCGCAGATATTGCAAGTAGAACAGAACAATCTAAAAAGGATGTTGCAACTTTTATGGACGCATATGAGGCAGCGATTGTAAATGCAATTAGTAATGGTGATTCTGTTTCATTATATGGGTTTATGAAGATTGAACGCAGGGAGAAGAAAGAATATGTTGGGCATGGATTTGGAACAAAAGATAGGAAAGTTATTCCAGCACATGATTTTGTAAAAATTCGTCCCGGCAATTCTCTGACAGATTGCGTTAAATAATTGGTGCAGGAGGATCACCACTCCTGCCCGGTATGGGAGAATAGCTTAACAGGTAGAGCATTTGGTTGAAGCCCAAAGGGAAAGGGTTCGAGTCCTTTTTCTCCCACCAAAAATTTTTGAAACAAAATTTAAAATATCCCTTGACAATAACGGTATATTCAACTATAATAAATAATGTCAGGAGCAAGGAACTGACAATGATCTAAAAGTGAATAACAGTTTATTCAATAAAACGGGGCGTTAGTCAAGCGGTAAAGACGCTGGCCTTTCACGCCAGAAACATGGGTTCGACTCCCATACGCCCTACCAAAATCAAATGAAAAGGTAGATGTAAAATGACTCCGATTGCAAATATGAATGTTTACAATGATGGAATGCGAAAAAGTATGCTGGATAAGATTTGGTTTTTGGATAAGATTGATGGCAACATAAGTACCATTTACGATTATGGTTGCGCAGATGGATCGCTGTTAAAAATGGTTGGCGAAATCTGTCCGAGTATGAAATTAGATGGATATGATATTAGTCAGGAAATGATTGATATTGCCAAGCGAAATGTTCCTAATGCCGATCTTCTTTCAACTGATCCGAAATCGAACTTACATAATACTGTTTTAAATGCTTCATCTGTATTCCATGAAATTCATGCGTATTCGCCCGATGTTGAATGGGATTATCGAAACATTTTTGATAGTGGAGCAACATATATTGCAATTCGAGATATGTTTTATTCTAAACATTCTTGTCATCCAACCAATCCTATTTCTTTAGCAAAAGTTCTTCAGCGTGAAAATCCTGATAAGATTTCAGAGTTTGAGGCTTTTAATGGGGGGTTGACCAGTAACAAAAATTTTTTGCATTACCTATTGACTTATCGTTATGTGGAAAATTGGGATCGTGAAGTTAGAGAAAATTACTTCCCACATAGCATTGAAGAATTTTTGAGTAAGATTCCTACAAAGTATGAGGTTGTATATTTTGAACATTATACACTTCCGTTTCTTAGGGATCAAGTTTGGAAAGATTTTGGATTTACATTGTCTGATTCAACTCATGCAAAAATTCTTTTGAAATTAACTGATTAGTAAATAAGCAAGTGCATACGGGGATATGAAAGTTTTGTGGTGTTCTCGTCATATAGCCCATAAACCACCGCTTGCTTTATATATTGCGGAGTAGAGAAGTCTGGTCTATCTCGCCATCCTCATAAGTTGGAAATCATGGGTTCAAATCCCATCTCCGCAACCATAGGAATTAAATTCCTAAACCGTCAATGCTGTCCTACGGTATATAAAGACAAGGTTTCAGCCAGTGGTAGTAGGCGAAGGCTACCAGATGCTCTACTGAAAACCAAATGGGTGTCAATGGTAAGGTACTCAAGCTGGTGAAGAGGATAGATTGCTAATCTATTAGGCCAGAAATGGTGCGTGAGTTCGAGTCTCACCCTTACCGCCAATGCCTCTGTAGCACAACTGGTAGTGCAGCGCACTTGTAATGCGCAGGTTGCAGGTTCGAGTCCTGTCAGTGGCTCCCATGGGGTCATAGTTCAGTTGGTAGAACGTCTGCTTTGCAAGCAGAAGGTCGTGAGTTCGATTCTCACTGGCTCCACCAGATATACGCCAGTAACTCAGATGGTAGAGTAGCAGCCTTTTAAGCTGTCTGTCGTGGGTTCAAGTCCCATCTGGCGTACCAACATTTAAATGTTTCGGTATGGAGGATAGAAATGAAATACAATATTAAGCAAACGGATTTTAAAGGGAATTGTCGTAACGATGGTAAATGGTGGTCATGGGAACAAAAATGTGATCATTGTGGCGCAGATTGTCAACATACTGGAATTATGACTACAGCAAAACCAGATACGGATGAAGTTGATTTTTGTATTCAGTGTTATCGTGAATTGATGGATCAAAATATTCCTTATAAGAAGGCTTATGAGATGTATAAAAAGAAATAATATGCTGGTATGATGGAATTGGCAGACGTGGCAGACTCAAAATCTGTTGGTAGCAATACCGTGTGGGTTCAAGTCCCACTACCAGCACCAAATAAAGAAAACTCTGTGGTCAGCAGAGTGCGCCGGGTTGAACAAAGGGCGCATTTGCGTGGAGGTGGAGAAATTCTTTGGACTGTAAATGCCGGGAGGTGAAGAAGCCAAGGGAAAGCGGCTTCAATCGACTATGCGGAATCTCAAGTAATTAAATAGTCCTGAATAATCAGGACATGACATTGTAGCCAAGATTGGTAAGGCAATAGTCCGCAAAACTATGATCGTGGGTTCAAATCCCACCAATGTCTCCATATCCCGTATTACAATGGTCTTAGTACATTTCACTGTGACGTGAAGGCGGCTTGCAACGCAGCGGGATTTTATATAGGGGTATAGCCAAGCGGTAAGGCTGGGGACTTTGACTCCTTGATCGTAGGTTCGATTCCTACTACCCCTGCCATAATTTTAAGGTGGTTGAGTTTATGAGAAAGAAAGTAGAAGAAACGGCTGAAAAGATTGTAAAAAGTATTCCTGCATCTGATAATGGTGCTGGTGTGCTATGTACAACTAAATCTGGTCAGAAATTTCAGATTAGTCAGAATGTAGAGAAGATGAAATTCACTTTATGGAAAGTTGTCGATAAGGGGTTTATAAAAGTAAAAATAGCAAATTCACCAGTTGATTTGTATGATTTTGTTCCTTGGGATAAGTAAATAGTTTATATGCGGGAGTGTCGGAATTGGTAGACGATGCGGACTTAAAATCCGCTGGCCTGTGGTCGTGAGGGTTCGATTCCCTTCTCCCGTACCAGCCGCTTTGGGTAAGCGGTAACAAAATCTCCTTTCTTTGCTTTTCGGGTGCTGACGGTGGGAATAGACCACTACTGCCGTGTAAGTGCGGCTTTATATAGAGGGTGTAGTGTAATGGTTAACACGCTTGCCTTGGGAGCAAGAGTAGCGGTTCGAGTCCGACACCTTCTACCAGAAGTCAAGGATTATTCCTTGGCTTTTTTATATTCCTGTGTAGTTCAGTTGGTAGAACACTTGACTGTTAATCAAGGAGTCGCTGGTTCGAGTCCAGTCGCAGGAGCCAAAAATATTTAAGTGAGGTGGCAGTATGGCAAACAGATCGGGCAGTTTAACTACTGCCAAAAAAATATGTTCTACTTGCGGAGAAGAAAAGACTTTAAAACGAGGGTTTTATCGAAGCTACAATCCATTACATAAAGATGGGTATATACCTATGTGTAAGGAATGTGTGATTAAAGCGTGTGCTAATGAAGATGGAACTGCAAATGATGAAAAAGTTTATCTCATTATGCGTCAATTAGATAAGCCTTTTATAAAAAAGGAATGGGATCAAACTGTTAGTCAATACGGTATTGATTCGTCTGCAAGTTTAATCGTTGGGAAATATCTTACAAAGATCAATTCGTTACCCCAATTTAAAATGTTGGATTTTGAACAAGGTGAGAAATATAGTCAAGCGGCTCAAAGCGATAATGCTGTTGGAAGTTCTTGGCGTAAAACAAATCAAAACGAAAAAGTATATTATTTGAACGATGAGGAATTTGAAGTAAGCGAGGAAATGATCAGGTTGTTTGGAGAAGGGTATACCTCAAAAGAGTATCAAACAATGCAGCGAATTTATGATGATACTAAGCAAGATTATCCGAATATTTCAAGCAATCAGAAGAACTTACTTTTACGTTATGTTCGTTTTGCTGCAAAGGAAGAAATCGCAACAAATTCCGGCATTATTGCCGATGCTGAGAAATGGTCTAAGTTGACTACCGAAGCACTCAAGCAATTAAATTCTATTGATGTACAAGGTGGTGTTACGTGTTTTTCTGAGTTCTTTCAAAAATTTGAGCGTGTAAAAGATGTGACAAGGATTTTGCCACGGTTTAAGTATCGACCTAATGATGCGCCAGATTTTATCATTTGGTGTTATATAAACTATTGTCGCAGATTAGAGGGAAAGCCAGAAGTCCCATATGAGGATGTTTACAAATTTTATGATGAAAAGGTAGCCGAGTATGTTAAGCAATATGGTGATCCATATGGAATTTTCACAGATGATCCTACACTAAATAATCGTGAAAAAATTAAGGAGTTCATTGAGTTACCGTCAGATTATTATGGTGACAATGATGATGAAGTTGAATCATGACATTAGAAGAAATTAAAAAATGTGATGATTTTGCAAGTTGGTGGATGTGGTATCCAGATTTAGCGTTAGATTTGATGGCTCCCGCAGAGGGAAGCATTAAATTACATTTAGATCAGCGAGTCTTTATGAGGGCTGGCGCACGATTTTTTAGTGAACATGGTTGTTTTAATCGAGGCTATGGAAAGACATTTTTAGAATTTGCAACAATGGTAGTAGTTGCAATTCGTTATCCTAATATTGAGTTGTCTTTAACGGCTCAGACAAAAGAGAACGCTGCTGCACTGTTAAAGGATAAATTTACAGAGTTAATTCGTTATTACCCAATGCTGGAAAATGAAATAAAGAAGTCCAGCTTTATTAAAGGTGACGCTCTGATCGTTTTTAAGAACGGTGCAAGAATTGATGCTTTAGCTAACGCACAAACCAGCAAAGGCCAGCGTAGAAAGCGTATTAGCATCGAAGAATCTAACTTGATGGATAATGTTATTTTTGAAGATGCTCTTGAACCTGTTGTTGAAGTTGGTCGTACTACTTGCGGTAAATTAGCAATCGTCAATCCAGAGGAAATGAATCAGCAGATTAATTTTTATACTACTCCCGGATTTAGGGGTTCAGATGAATTTAACCGAAACCTTGCAATGTTCCACGATATGCGGGATATAAAGGGTAAAATTGTATTAGGTTCAAACTGGATGCTTGGTTGTTGGTATGGTCGTGGTTCAAGTAAAAGAACTATTTTAGAGAAAAAGAAAAATATGTCCTCTATTGCTTTTGATATGAACTACGGTGGGAATTGGGTAGGTAGTTCAACAGGTGCATTGGTAAATATCAACCGTTTTATGAATTGTCGGACTCTTACAGAGCCAATATTAAGCAGTACAAGTGACGATGATGAGTTCTATTTGGCAATGGACGTTGCACGTTCTCAAAACAAGAATAATAACCAGTCATCTATTGCAGTTGGTAAGGTTATAAGAAACTCTGATGGTAAAATTACGGAGATTCAGTTAGCAAATATCATTCATGTTTCAAATATGCTGAACTTTGGAACTCAGGCTTGTATTGTCAAGCGTGTCCGAAAGAGGTATAACGCTAAGATTGCTGTTGTCGATGGCAATGGCTTGGGAACTGGATTGATTGATAAACTGATGGAAGAAACATACGATCCTTTAACTGGAGAAACATATCCAGCTTGGGACACAATCAATACTGATGCTGTTCCTGATGCAAAGAAAGCCGATAAATGCCTTTATGATCTCAAGGCTCAGTCTTGTCAAACGATGATTTTAACAAATTTTATTGATATGATTGATTCTGGTACGTTGAGATTTTTAGAGAGTAAAAATGGCGGCGATTATGCTATTAAGGATAATGATGATTTAAATTCAAAAGTTATGCCTTTTGTACAGGAGGAATTGTTCTTCCAAGAGGTTGGTAATTTAAAACTTCTTCAGAGTGGCAAGAATCTATCCGTTGAGAAAGTTGTAAGTAAGTTTGACAAAGACCGTTTTTCTGCGGTTGCTTATTTGCTTTACTATATTGTAAAAGTAGATGATAGTGGAAGCAAATCAAATGTTGACATTAAATCATTTGCCGAACGGTTAAAAGCGTTGAATCGTAGGCCAAGAATGTATTAAGAAAGGACGGTGATATAATGCCAGTAACAAAAGTAATTTACTCAAGTTTGGATTATGACAAAGATGTAAAACGTTTTGAGGAAACCGAAAATGGCAAAAGCCGTCTTGACTTAGCGGGATTCAAACGATTAATGATTCATGATTTGTGTACAAATACTGATGTTCTGAAGTCTCATAAAATTAAAGGTTATTCGTTAGAACGAATTGCTGATGCGCTTGAAAATCCAACAAGCAATCCTATGATGTTAATTGAGATAAGTCATTATCTCATGTATACTTCACAATTCTATATGCGTTTGAATAACTATTTTGGGAAAATGGGACTGTTTAATTACAATATTGATGTGTATGATGTTAAAGAGAGCGAATTGGATAGTGAAGAAAAGCAAATGAAACTGAGGGACGCATATGCAAATGTGTGTTCTGAATTTGAAAAGATGAGTTTCAAACATGAAATGTTAAAAATCACGAGTGTTCTACCCATGCAGGATGTATTTTATGGATTGATTTTTGAAGATAGTTCAGACTTTTTTGTTTTGTCAATCAATCCGTCTATTTGCAAGATTTGTCAGGTACAAGATGGCGTATTTAATTTCAAGATACAATTAAGCGGAATTAACCCATTGCATATTGGTTCATATCCTGATTATGTCAAACAGGCATATTTAGATTATCGGAATGGAGATTCTTATTTTGATGGATGGTTTGTTCCACCAGCAGATAAGCAGATGTGTTTTAAGTTTAATGAAAATTCTATTACTCCGATGCCATTTTTGCTTGGACTTATTAAGGATATTTTGGACTTAGATACATACAAGAAATTGAAATTGCAGAAAGCAAGGGTTGATAATTATAAGGCTATTGTTATTGAAATCCCTATTGATGAGGATGCTGTAGACAAACCGTTGCTTACAGATGAAACTTTGGCTGTATTTGCAGAAATGAATAAAGCAAATATGCCAGAAGATGTTGGATTGATTCATGCTCCCGGAAAGGCCACAGCGGTTAGCTTTAAGGACAATGCAAATACTGCGAATAATCTGAGTGATGCTATTACTAATTTATATGATAATGCTGGTGTCACAAAAGAGTTGTTCAATAGCGGATCATCTGCAACGGCAATGAAAATGTCGATTGAGAATGATGCCGCTTTTATTTATGGTTTTTATCGGCAAGTAGAGCGTGTATTTACACGGTTCATTAAACTGCGTAAGTTCAATAAGCCACAATTTAAATTTGCATTGAGAATACAAGATTCTACTGTTTTTAATCGAAATGATGTGGCTGACGCTATGCTGAAAGCGGCTCAAAATGGAGAGCCGTTTAAGATTGATTATGGTGTTGCTCTTGGTAAAAGTCCGAGTAGAATTATTGGTTCACTCTTATTGGAAAATACTGTACTCAAGTTGCATGAGAAATTTGTACCATTGCAAACTTCTTATACTGCTACTGGTGATGAAATTACAGGTCGCCCTACAAATGAGAGTAAGGGGCAGGATATTGATGAGAGTGGTGAAATTACAAGAGATAACGAGACAAATCTTAATCGTTAATACCGTCCATTGGGCGTTATTAAAATATAAAGAAAGGCGGTGATGGGGAAAGTGGGTCATGAACGAAATAGGTTGCCAGTGTCGTTTACGATCAATAGTTGTGTGGATACTGAAGATTCTCGTTTTCTTGCCATAACGATTGATGTATTACACACAGGATTGAATTTTAATGGCAGTATTTTTGACAAAGAAGTGGTTGATGCAAATGCCGATAGCATCATGAATACTCCAGTGTTGGGGTATATCGCTCTGAATCCAGACGGAGAGTTAGACTTTCAGGGTCATGAGTATAAAGCTGTTAAGAGTAATGATGGTACAGATTATGTATATGCTGGTTCTGCCTATGGTGTAATTCCAGAGTCATGTAACTATCGTTGGATTGAAAAAGTTTGTTCCGATGGAATTTGCCGTGAGTTCTTTCAAGTTGATGCCCTATTGTGGACTAAATTTGATGATGCAATTACAATTTTTAATCGTGATGGCGGTAAGCCTCAGAGTATGGAACTTGAACTTTCTTCAATCACTGGCGAGGAAAACGATGATGGGACATTTACATTTACAGGATTCAAGTTTGATGGGTGTTGCCTGTTATCGTCAACAGATGATCGTATTCAGCCAGCAATGATTGATAGCAAGGCTGTTCCAAAGGAATTTACAGCACATACTATCGCACAAGAGATTAAAGATAAACTGACTGAGTATAGCATGACTGTTGAAAAGTCAAATGAAAATAGTGAAAAGGAGGCTGGAGAAATGCCTAAAATTCCTGATACAAATTTCACTTTGAATTTAATGGAGCAGATTGATGAGATTTATGCTGTGTTGGGCGAAAAGAAATATCGTGACAGTTGGGGTTATGAATGTTCTCAATATTGTTTTGTTGATGTTCAGAGTGATGAGATTATTGTGATGGATCGTGCTGACCATTATAGACTGTATGGTATGAAGTACACTATGGATGGCGACAAGATTACTATTGATTTTGCGTCTGCTTGTCGTAAAAAGACTACTTATTCCGATTTTGAGGAAGGCGCAGAAGATGCAGAGCAGTTTGTGTTTGAAAAAGCAATGTCTGACTTTGCAACATATATGTCTGCACAGATTGATGCTGCAAATGAAAGTAAGGATACTGCCGAGGCTAATTATAGTCAGGTTAAGAATGACTATGATGAGATGAAACCTAAGTATGATGCTTATGTTAAGGCAGAGGCCGAGCGTGAGAAGGCTGCTGTGGAGGCCGCAAAGGATGCAGAGTTTAAGCAGTTTGATCAGCATTTGAGTGATGTTGCTGAATACACCACGCTCAAAGAGAAGCGGGATGAGTATTCTTTGGAGGAAATTCAGGCTCAGTGTGCCGTGATGTTTACAAAGAAGAACTTGAACGCTAATTTCAGTCGTAAGACTAAAGAGGCCGCTCCTGTGGTAGCGGATGTGTTTGAGCAGACCCCCAAGGCAGAAGTTAGTTCTCGCTATGGTGTGCTGCCTACAAAGAAACAATAATTGAAAGTGAGGTAATATGACTATGGATAAGAATTATACTGTCGTGGAAACTTCCAAGATTGCTGCTGTTCGTGGTGGTGGTCATCTGCACACTTTAATTGCAGATGTGGATGTTGAGAACGGTCACATTTGTTATGTTGGCGATCTGGCTGCTGATGTTGAGGGTGTTGAGACACATGAGTATGAAGCTCCTACTACTGCCTTGATTAATAAGCGTAAGGTTGTTCTGGTTGCAAATCCTGAGTGGTCTTATGATGAGTGCCGTAAGAGTAATCAGGCTCTCTTTAATTATATTAATGAGGCTGGTCGTCCCTTCCGGGCTTATGATTTGTTTGCAGAGGATCAGTATGCCGTTTCTGCTGGTGCTTTTGATGTTACTGATGAATCTGAAATTGTTGCTGGCAAGTATGTTATTGCACAGAATGGTAAAGACACCTTGAAGATTGTTGATGAGGCGGGCATTGCCAATCAGGGCTTCTATGCTCAGATTACAGGTGTGACACTTCAGCGTGGCCTTGGCTTTACCACTAAGAATGGTACAACTTATGGTCGCCCCTACAAGATGTATCTGTTGCGTGTTATTCGTAATGATATTGTCTAATTAAAAACTAAATTTAGAAAGCGAGGTATGTGAATATGGCTTGTGATATGAGTAAGCTGGCTAATTTCTCTACTGAGAAGCAGCAGTTGATTGCTCTTGGTGTTGATCATTATACTGGTGATATTAGCAATTATGTTGCTGGTAATGTGGATACCAGTAATCGAAGCATGGATGATGAAATTCGTGATCGTTTTGAAAAGGAAATCCTGCATGGTGAAAAGTACAATTATCGTACTTATCGTAAGTATAAGAATGATATTTATGAAATTTTGGAAGTTACTCTCGATCAAACTCTCCCTGAAGGCTGGAAGGAGAATGAGTTCTTTGACCGTTTTGTTGAAACAATTCGTCTTGACTTAGGTGATAAGAACGAGTTCTATGCTGAAGATGACGGTTACTTTGTCGTGTCTAAGTTCAGCGGCAATCATTGGGACACCAATCGTGAGCGTATGGATTTGGGGACTGAGTTTAGTGTTGATACTTTCTGGTGGGATGTACATTTCTACAATGAGTTTGAGCGGTTTATGAAGAATATTGATTCTTGGACTAAGTTGCTGGATAAGGCTCGTAAGTCTTTCCTGCAAGCGTTCCAGAGCGCAGTTTATGTGGCGTTTACTAATATTAGTGATCTTGTGCCTGATGGTTTTACTGGTCATGGTGCGTTGTCCACTGATACTGAGCGTGATGAACTTCTGACATTGCTGGATAAGGTGTCTGCTGCCAATAATGGTGTGAAGCCTGTTATTGTTGGTACTGGTGCTGCTTTGCGTAAGTTGCAGAAAAATATTGACGAGAACTGGATTCCTAATTCTGCAAAGGAAGAGCGTCAGCGTAATGGTGTTATTTCCAGTTGGGAGGGTTATGATCTGATGCCTATTCCGCAGGTGTTCAAACAGGGTACATTTGACTTTGCTCTGTCCAGCACTCGTTTGATTCTGCTGGCGAATAACGCAAAGCCTATTAAGTTCGTGTATGAGGGTGATTCTCGTCTGAAGGAGATTACTGACAATCGTGAGAACATGGATATGACTCTTGAGGGTCAGATTCAGGTTAAGGCTGGTCTTGCTGTTATTTATGGCGGGATTGTTGGCGATTGGGAGTTGGCCTAATTTAATAATAAAAATAAAATTTGGGAGGCGTTTAAATGGCACAGGATATTGAGAATAAGGTGAAAACCGAGACTCCTGATGGAGCGGCTTCAAAGAAGGCCGCTCCTGCCACTTCTACCACTTTGAACGATGATACAAAGGTTTCTGTCAAGTCGCTTGCTCCTGCGGTGTATTATACTTGTACAACGACTTTTGAGAGTTTTGCTTGGGTGGAAGTCGGTGATGTTCAGGAGATAACTTACAAGCAACTTAGGATGATGAAAGCTAAACATCCAAGGTATTTTAGCGATAAGTGGCTGTTGCCTATGGATAAGAATGTTGTAAAGAAGTTAGGGCTTGATAATGTCTATTCAAACAGCATGAATCGTGGTGATATGCGGAAACTGTATGGGTCTGATGTGAAAGAGGTTGATGAACTGCTTTCCGGGTTGAGCAATGAGGCTAAGACTGGATTGGCTCATAAAGTTGAGGATGCGGTGAAGAATGGTAAAATTGAGAATGTAAAGATCATTCGTTGCCTTGAAAAGCATTTAGGTGTTGAGTTAATGCAGTATGTGTAATGGGAGGTGAGCCATGAAAGGTACACCTTTTACAGTCCTTTATGAAAGTGTTCTATCGAAAATTAAAGATTATGACTTCTTAAATCTGGAAGAAACTGATATTTATGAGGTTCTTTCAGATTATTTGCGTCCAGCGATTGCAGCCTTTAGGGGTTGTAAACAGGATTTAAGTAAAAGGAACAAAAGGAAGTTTGAAGTCACGTTGACGGATACTGAAATTGAAATATTGGCTAATTACATGGTAATTGCTTATCTTGACAGTAACTATATTCGTGTTCCTCTTGCACTTAAACAGACGCTTTCAAGTAAGGACTTCAATGCTTTTTCGCCAGCAAACCAATTAGAAAAAATGGTGGCTATGCGTGAAATGTATCGAAAAGATAACGAAACCTTATTGTCTCGTTATCGTTGGATTAAACAAGATATGTAAGGAGGTGATTGTCTGTGGGAGGCTATCAGAATTTTCTTCGTAGAATGAACGCTGGTGGCAATACTATGCGAAATGAGCAAATTGAAAACTCGTTGCACTTGGTACGACATACTTTCGCAGACGATCCTTCTTATATTCCAGATGGGGTACAAGTCTGGAATAGTGAACGAATTTTGCATCCAAGGATTTATCAGGAAACATATCGTTCAACTTCTCCTGAACAGGCACAAATTCAAACGATGATACATGAGCCTATTTATAAGGGTGATGTGATTCCTTGGCCTGAACATGGTTATTGGATGTGCCTTGAGGCTAACAATTTACATGGTATTCAGTTTGAGGGGACTTTACGATTCTGCAATCACTATATAAAATTCTACTCTCCGCTGAATCATGAGATTGTTGAATACCCTGTAAGCATTTTGAACTCTACACAGTATGGCAGCGGCGAAACTGAGCGTTATGATGATGAATTGAAAATGACGATTGGTACAACGCAGATGCTTATGTACATTACATATGATAAGCACACTATTTTGATTGATAATGGTGTTAGGTTTTTGGTTGACCGCAATCAAGTTAATCCTACGGCATACGTTGTCAAACAGGCTGATACTGTATCATATTCAGATGCTAATGAGCGTGGATTTATTGCGTTCACTTTGTATGAAGATCAGTTTAATCCGAAAGTTGACAACAAAGAATTGATGATTGCAGATTATGTTCCTGATCCCGTTGGAACAGGTGCAGAGTTAGAGACAAAGACCGATATGTGGATTTGAGGTGAAATGATATGGCTTTATGCAAAGAATTGACTGAGTACAGAAGCAAGATTATGAAATTGCTTTGCAGCGATCAGGAAATTGTAGACCTGATAACTGATACGCCTAATTCTGCAATTCCAGATCGGTCTTTGATGTACAAAAATATTTTTCCATATGCTTATACTCCTGATGTGACGAAAGATACAAATAATTACATCTGTTTTAGGATTTATATTCCAGAAGTACAAAACAAAACATTTAAAACCGTAAATATTGTTTTCTATATTTTTTGTCATCAAGATAATATCCGTACCAGTAATGGGCTGCGGCCTGACTTAATTGGAGAAAGATTAGAAACATTGTTTAATGGTTCAATGGATTTGGGAGTTGGTCGAATGAAGTTGTATGGGATGGACGATATTAGTCCTTCTTCAACCTTTCATGGTATTGCTCTGGAATATACGGTGTCGGAGTTTAATCGCCCGACAATTAATGGTGATCCGAGGTCTGGTGCTAAGTAATGGTACAGAAACCTAATTTACTTCGTATCAGTGATTATGAGATAAATGATAAAATCGCAGTTCATGTACCAACCGTGAATGAGATTTTTGATTTTGGCGATCAGAAGTATTATAGCATTGTTCAAACTCTTGTAGCCACGCCATTTGATTT